AAAAGCGCCTTGCCAAAGGCCGCGCATACTGGTGCGGCAAAGACGATCGCCGCGAAGTCATGGCGGCGCTGGATTACGCGGAGGCGATCGCCAAAATTCGCGGTTGGAAAACCGAATAGGGGGGGGCGTGAGCACAACCTTGTTGGCAGTGCCGGAGAAGATCAAGGCCGTCGTTGCGGTCGCTGGCGATGTTCGAGAAACCGCAGCCGATCTCGTGATCGAAGGTCGGGAAGACGCCGCATTCGCCATGCAACTGGCGGGCGAGTGGAAGGCCCACTACAAGACCCTGGAGTCGGAGCGCAAGCGAGCCCTCGCCGAGATCAAGGTGGTATCCGATCGGCTCAAGGGGTTCTATGACCCGCCGATGGAGGCGCTCGAAGCGGCGGCGAAACTGGCCACCGTGAAAGTGGGCAACTGGCAGCAGGAACAGCGCCGACTCGCCGCCATCGAGGAAGCGCGGGCCCGCGAGGCGGCCGAAGCCGAACGTCGCCGCATCGAAGAAGCGCGAGAAGCCGAAGCGCGAGAAGCCGAAGCCAGAGCCAATTCGGCCATGGAGCAGGCAGAGCAAGCCTTCGCCACCGGGGACGAAGAGCAGGGCGAGGCGATGGCGCAGCAGGCCGCGGCCGCAGAGCAGACAGCGATGGCAGTCCGCGATGTGTCACGGCTCGAGCAAACTGTGGTCATGGAGTCCGTTGGCACGATCAAGGCCGAAGCGGTTGCCGGCCTGGCCCTGCGTAAGACGTGGGCGGTCGAGGCGGTGGACGGCGACGAGAACAAGGCTCTGGCCATGCTGGTGGCAGCCGTCGCAAGTGACCAGCGCCTGCTCGCCTATCTGTCGATCGATTGGGTGGCGGTGCGCAAGGAATGCACCGCGAAGGCCCCCAAGGGCATGTTCGACGTTCCAGGATTCGTGGCCATCCTGAAGGAGACTGCAGTCAACCGTGCGTGATGTCCGTCACCGCCACAGTGGCGGACTCCAGATAGAGTCTGCACGCCTTTCCAACAACCCGAGGGGAAAATGAAAACCGTACTCGCAATGATCGCCGCAGCACTGACATCGATGAACGCGCTCGCAACTGGCCCGTCCCCAGCGGCCCCAGCCATCAACCAATCGCCATCCATCCAGCAGACCGTATCGCCAACCGTGGCGCCGGTCATTGCCCCGCAAACGATCGGGGCATCAGACAACCACTTCGACAACCACCAGCGTACGGTGGCCATCGGTCTGGCGGCTTCGGTATCGGCCGCGACCTGCTACGGGTCCATCCTCGGCGGGCTCGCAGTGTGGTCGAGCGAGCCGTGCGTCCGGCACTTCAAGTTCCTGCAATTCCTTGGTTCGCAGAATTTCCCGGCCGCGCATGAATTTCTGTGCCAAGACGACGACCAGCGCGCCGCGATCCTCGCCGCTGGCCAACAATGCAAGGGCGAGAAAAAGCGGTCCGGCCCGATCTTCCAGACCGGCGCGGAAGGGGATCACGGCTGGACTGCATACAGGCCATTCCGCCAAGAGCAGTAACCAGGTTCCCGGGGCGACCCGGGGTGCCTGAATTTGCCCATTCCGTTGCGACTCCTTCGGCTCTAACCTCCGAGAGCCTCCTCCTGTAGTGCCGTGGGAGTGGAGTGGGTAATTTCAGGCGCAGTGCGGGCGTGCTGCCACGCGGGCAGCAGAGGTTCTCCTGCCTCGGTGACCGGCCGGCAACCCGGCCCCGCCTGCTGCCTGACCACCAACCACTGGAGACCTGAATGGCTTCGCTGAATCAAGTGAATCTGCTCGGCAATTGCGGCCGGGACCCGGATGTTCGATACACCACGGATGGCGCAGCGATCACGAACGTATCGATCGCGACCACCCGCTCGTGGAAGAACAAGGAAGGCGAGAAGCAAGAGGAGACCGAGTGGCACCGCCTCTCGTTCTTCGGTCGACTCGCAGAGATCGCCGCCGAATACCTGAAGAAGGGGGACCCGGTCCTCGTCACCGGCCGCCTGCGAACCCGCAAGTGGGAAGACAAGGACGGCAACGAGCGGCATACCACCGAGATCGTGGTCGAGCAGATGCAGTTGCTGGGCGGCAAGCGCCGTGCCGGAGACGATGAGCCAGATGACCGACCGCGCGCCAGCAGCAAGAAGAACGAGTCCAGGCAGGGATCGACGCCTTTGGGGCCTGATGATGACATCCCGTTCAACGGCGTGGACAAGCGCCTTGCCCTGATCCTTTGACCGAGGAACCCATGAACATCCGTGACTACCAATCCGCCGCGATGCAATTCCTGAATGACGACGTTCCGGATCCGATCAAGTTGATCCACGGCCCGTTGGGCATGGCGAACGAAGCAGGCGAGGTGCTCGGTCTGTACAAGAAGCACCTGATCTACGGGAAGCCTCTCGACCTGCAGGAGGTGTGCAAGGAAGTCGGCGACGTCATGTGGTATGCCGCGCGGACGGCGCACGCCCACGGGTTCGGTCTCGGCGATTGGGGGGGCTCGGCGAGGATCATGTCCAAGGCCGATCGAAACCGAGGTCTGCTCCACTACCCCTCGGCACTCGCAGTGCGAACCGCGGCCCTACTCGACTCAGCCGAATCGGCGATGACGATTCGGCTGCCGATGGGGCTGGAAGACGTGGGCCTCGCGGTCGGGGTGATCGTCGTACGCTGCACGCAGATCCTTGACCGTCATGCCGTGTCGATCATCGACGCCATGGAGATGAACATCGAGAAGCTGTCCAAGCGCTACCCGAAGGGCACGTTCTCCGCATCCGACGCAATGGCCAAGGCGGACGAGCGGTGATGGACCCTTATCAGGTCCTGCGATTCATCCTCTTCGCCATGGCGATCGGAGCGGGAGGATGGACGTTCATCCAGATACTGGAGTGGTGGTGCGAGACTCGGGAACAACGACGCTCATCACGTCGTGAAAGTTCTCCGCGTCGAACGCCGTCGAGTGGCCCCAGCCGTCATGCCTGACCACCTGAATCGGAACGTTGGTTTTCACGTTCTGAGGGCCACGCCGACCGAGGTCATCGAATCCGAGTGCGTGGCCAATCAGCGTGTCAGCAATCACCATCGCCATGTCGGCCGTGCCGATGTGGATGGAGATGAGATCCGCCTGAATCATGTTGATGCCGTTCGCGTCGCAATCCTCCGGGCACGCCGGGGAGATCAGGCTGACCTGGCCGAGCTTCGGCCATCCGAGTTCATCCAGCGCAAGACGCACCACGTTCGCTCCGTTGGAGTGGGCGACGATGTCAACCATCCAACCGGCGTCAAGGTAATACCCGATCTTCTTCGCCAACTTCGATCCGCGGTATGCCGTCACCGCTCCACGGGAAAGGGCATCCGTGAAGTACTCGAACGACTCAGCGCGATGATCAGGCCGGTTCAGGTGCGTCCAAGTCACCGCCCGGCTGGTCCAGTTCGACGTGTCCCCTGGTTTCGTGAAGATGCCGCAGACGTGGATGGCTACTCGTTGCATTGGGACCTCTCGTGGAGTTGATCTTCATCTCCGTCGTGCTTGCCATGGCCATCATGAAGTCTCTGGAGATGATCGGACCACGATGGCGGGCGGCCCTTGGTGGCGCCGCCCTCGCGTTCATTCTGGCCGCCGGCATTCTGCGCGCTACTGACGCATCGCCGCGCGTTGCAATTCCACAGTCCGGGCAATCTGGGCCCGTTGCTGAGACAGCCGGTCGATGACCTCGCGCTTCTCGCTCGGATCCATGGCTCGGTACTGAGCGAGGCGCAGTGCCTTGTTGATCTCGCCGATCTTCTTCTCCGCCTGCGTGTAGGCCTTGTTGAGAACGATCTTGTCCTCATTCTCGGCCGCGAGACGGGTGGCCTTCTCCAGTTCTCCCAGTTCGCGCGCCTGCTTGATGTCGGCCATCACTTCGTGGACTGCTTTCGCCTGCTTGTAGAAGTCCTCGACATAGCGTGAACGGTTGGACGGGACTTCCTTCACGAAGTCACCGATCACAAACGTCTCATCCCACCGGCGCGTGGCGTGCGTTCTCCCGCGGAGGGGATCCGCCGCCATGGTGTCCACCCCCATCGCGATGTGCGAGCCAAGCCACCCGAAGTAGGCTCGGATCAAGTGGTCAACCTGCACGGGAGAGATCCCGGTCGTGTCGCCAGCAGCGCCCAGCGTCTCGGCGATCCACGAGGTGTTGTAACTCTTTCGCTCGCTCTTCGAGAACCGTTCCATGCCCTTGGTTTCGATCTGCCGCCCGGTGAACGAGTCCTTGTTGGCGTACAGGTCGAGCGCCGGCTTGAACAGTTGCGGCACCGGGTTCATGGCGAAGGTGTCCTTGACCATGGACGCCATACGCTCACCCAACCGCTTCCCGGTCATCTCGTCGGAGATGACAAACTCCCAGGAGCGCTCCGCGATCGTACCAAGGGCACCAATCTCGAATGGCTTGGGAATCCGGAACGCAGTGTCGCCGATCTTGAACCACCAATAGGCGTCCCGGTCCCAGTCCTCCCGGGCCTTCCAGTCGTCGTCGTCTGCGTAGGCGAGCAGTAGTCCGATCGACGCCAGCGCCACTGCGGCGGACACCGCGAACAGCCGGGTCGGGTCTTCCTTGCCGGCTCGCCCGAGTTTGTAGAGGCCCTGCGCGCGAGCGTTCAGGAACGGGACCACCTGAGACAGGAAACGCATGGCCACGAACGATCCCTGGAGTTGGAAGTCCAGGAAGTCGCGCGCCTGGTAGGCAGCCTCGAGCGGGGGCACACCGCGGGCGATCAGTTGCTTGTAGAGGGCCGCCCGGTTGATGTTCTCCATCCGGTCGCCGAAGTCCTGGTACGAGTCCCAGACCTTGCCGAAGGCGGCTTTGATCTTCTCCGGGGTGCTCAGGATGGTGTTCGCATCCACGCCCTGCTCGATCAGCCGCTTGGCGTGCTCGGCGTGGTCATCGTTGAACTGGCCGAAGCGCATCATTGCTCCGCCAAACAGCATCTGGGCGTACTCGGTCGAGTCCTTGCGCGTGCCCTGCCAGCCCTCCACCAGGTTCTTCGCCACGTTGTAGGACATGTCGTTCTGGCCGATCGCCGCCAGCGAATCCCGGATCAGGTTGCGGATCTTGAACGATGGGGAGATGGTCGTGCCGATAGTCAGGGTGCGTTTGGCCTTGGACATCCAGTCCATCGCCCAGCCGCGCAGCGGGCCAGCCTCGAGGGCGGTGATGGCATCCAGCACGAACGGATCGCCCACCACCATCCAGTGCTCCTTGCCCTGGTCCATGAAGTAGGTCGCGCTTCCCTTGCCAGACGTGCGTTTGGCGATCTGGCGAGCCGTGTCGGCGTCAGCGGTGATCGCCACGCCCTGCCGCTCCGCCTCGGTCAGCGAAGCCGCAGCGGCTTGATTCGCCATGCTGGCGGAGATCAGGTGTGACCAGTTGCGCAGCGTGTTTTCCATCAGGTCGCCAAGGTTCTCCTCGCCACCCTTCAGTTTCTGGAACGCGCGCTGCCGCACCAAACCCTTGACCATCCCCGGGCCGCTGATCTCGTTGCCCTCCATCTCGCGATAGAAGGGGACGTAGAACTCCGATTCCCAGACGGCTCGACCGACCGGGTCGATCAGGCCGGTCTTTTCGGCGATGTCGAGCACCGACTTGTTGTAGTCCTGCAACGTCTGTAGCGCCCGCGCGTAGGCCTGCGCACGCGAGGATCCGTCCGGCATGTTGCCCCGGTTCGCGCCTTGCAACGCCGCGATCTCGGCCGGCGTGAACAGGTGCTCCCTGCCCTCGATCATCAGTTTGGCCGACCGATTGCCGGCGACCCACGCGAGGAACCGGTCGTGCTCGCCATTGAGCGCCTGCATGGCGCCCAGGAAGCCCTTGCCGTCGAGATCCCCGTAGATGTGTCCATCGGCATGCATCACCGGCTTGCCGTGCAGCAGGAGGCCTTCCAGAACCCCGTCCGCGCTTTTCGACATCCGCGCCAGGACGTAGGCCTTGTGGCTGAGTTTCTCCAGCGGGCGGAACTGGTCGAACACGCCCTGCACAAGGCGCGTCTTCCAGTTGTCCATCATCCCTGACACCTTCTCGCGCAGGGTCTTCTTCGGGGCGTAGGTGTCGATCTTGCCGGTGGCCGATTCAAGGGCGGCATTGCCCTTGGCCCAGTCCGGCGTGCGCGAGACGGAGGCCATCACTTCCGGTCGTTGGCGTTCCGGTTGAGGTTGGCCGCGAACTCTCTCGCCACCTTCAGGGACCACGCCCTGTGGTTCCTGGCGATTCGAGGAGGCTGAGGTGCCGCGGTAGACGGCTTCGGAGATTCGACCTTGGGCGTATTCACTTTCGAGTGCCTCGCGCAATGATTGTCCGACGTTTTCATCAACGGCCGGGACGGAGGATCTGGCCACCACTGCTGCCTTCCCCTTGCCCCTGCCGTTGTCCACAACCACAATTGTCACGCGATCGTTGCCGCGATACCTATCGGCCAATTGGTCTACGACCTTTCTGGCTCCGACGTGGGTCTTCGCGTGCTCGTTCATCGGCACGGTCCGCCCCATACGCATTGCGCGCGGCAAAGCGCCATGCACCAGGGCCTCGACCGGGTCCCGGTACGTGTAGAGGATCGTCACGTCACGGCCGGACTTCAGGGCTGCCTCTATCTTGGACACGCTGCTTGGCAGCGCGTTCATGTTCGTGTCGTAGATAATCTCCGCCCGGTCGGCCGCGCCGGCCAATATCCTCAGGCCAGTCGACTTTCCGGCCCCGGTTCCTCCGGCGGTGAAAAGAACGACAGGGTCGCGGTTGGCTGGCGTGGGGGCCGCCAACATGTCGGCATAGCGCCGCTTGACGAAAGCAGAAGCTGGTTCATGAACCGCGGCCGACAGCGTGCGGTCCTCGCGGTACTCCGGGGACAACTCGCGGGCCAGGTCGGTATTGAGCACCCGACCGCCCATCGCATCGGGCAGTGCGTTGTACTCAGCAACGGCCGCTTCGTAGTCAGAGTCGATCTTCGCCTGCAGGCGATCTTCGATCTGCCTGTTGGTCAATTTCGGAGCGACGGAAGCGACCGCCTCATCGCCAGCGGCCCGCTCGCTGACATCGACGCCACCAAGCATTTCCGCGATCTTGGATCGTTCCTTGGGCGTCGACTTCCTGGACATCGGGAACGACGCGCCATCTTCAGACCTGGTGACCGCTCCCACCGGATCAGAAAGGAACATCCGCACCGCGGCCAGCGCTTTCTGCGTGTCCGATACCGGAACGGCAACATTCAGGACGAAGCGTCCCCTGCCAGTAGCGGCGCTCCCTTGGTCCGAAGGGCCGCCCGCATTTCCGCTCTTGACTCCGCGTCCAGCGGCTCCTGCAAACCCGACATTTCCAGCCAGTTCGCTTCGGTAACTGGAAGACGGAGCCTTTCCAGTTCGGCCACTATCGGATCCCTCCCAGCTTGGGGGGTCAATACGCCCAGCGCGCTGGACGATTTCGTTCCGCGCTTCATCAGTGGTCACCTCGCCAGCGTCGACTCGACGCCAGATGTTGTCGATCGCCTGAACATTCGACTTCTTGGCCTTGAACGTGGGTTTGAACAGCCCGCGCACGGCCTCCCAGGTAATAGACTGCATTTCCCGAGGAAAGATCCCTCGAACAGCCGCTGCCCTACGGTATGCCTCGGCATAGATCCCATAGGTCCCTTGCGCACCGGTTATCGAGGAACTCGCAACTCCACCGCTGCCGAAGTTGTGGGTCACCTCCGCAGAACTCCCGGACATGCCACGGAGCAGTCCAGCGGCGACGGCATGGGTGTCGATCGTCACCGAACCACCTTCGTCGTTCGGCTCAGTGATGTTGTTGAAGAACGACCTGACCTTGTGCTGATCTCCCAAAAGGGCGCTGATGTTTTCGCGGCTGCCATCCGTCAATGCGGAGATGGCCTTGCCGATCTCTGAAAACGACCCCCACGCAAGTTTGCTGTTGCTCCCCTTCCCCGTCTTCATCCACCCTATGAATGCCCCAGTCGGAGCGCTCATCCGGTAACTGCGCGGGTTGTGGGCCTGGTCGTACACCCGAATCCAGGCGGCTTTCTGCACCAACGTCTTCAACTGCGAAAGACGTTTCCCGGCCACCTGGCCGCGCAGACTCTTGGGCAGGATCTTTCCGGCGATCATGTCCATTGCCGGATCCCAACGATGCTGCTGCTGGTCGTGCCAAACGTCGAGCACCCGCTCGGCGGCCGTCACGTTCATGTACCAGTCCTTCTGCGGGGACATCGCAGCGATCACTGCGGCGGACTGGTCTCTAGTCACCCCGTACTTCGCAGCCCATGCGTCAGCCAATTTGCGAGCGCCGTCGTACCACTGCTTGGAATTCGCCCGGGTAGCCGCCGGCACCTGATCGTGCAACCAGAGAAGGTTGTCCGTGATGCGCTGTACGATCTGCTCGGCGCGCTCGTCCGGGGTCCCGGCGATCCCGCCCATGCCCGGATACTCGGACATGATGTCGATATTCTTGGCGAACGCCGCCTCTCCGGACCGGCGCATTGCGTCCAGGTCGATCTGCAGGCTTTCGGCCAGAGGGTCTTCCGTGGCCTTCTTCGCGGTCGGCCGTCTTGCGCTGACGGTTGAGGCGACAGCCACCACATCGCCATCAGCGCCGCCCGCATATCGGTCTGACAAAATCTTTGTGTCCTCGGCGGAGAACACAACGTAGTTGCTCTCTTTGGGCTGAAGCGCATCAGCGTACTGGATTCCAAGCACGCCACGCGCCAACAGTTCCATGCTTGCGTCTCTTGCAGACCCTAGTTTCTGCGCCATCCCCCTGTATGCCGCTCCACCAGTCCCAGACTCTGGCAACCCAAAGCCAGACCAGGCTGCCTTGACAACGTCAGGCTGATCATTGAATCCCCTATCCCACCTAAGCATGTTCGTAGTTTCAGGAATATCTGCCGTGTACAAACCTCCGGCGTACTCCACCTTCATTTTCTTGAGGAGGGCGATTGCCGAATCAATTTCGGCATCACTGGCATCGTCCATCCATCCAGAATCTCTCTCCTTTGGATCGCGCATCGCATCAAAGGTGTCACGAGCATCGACCAGCCCGTTGTCTACGGCATATCGCAAAGCCTCCCCGGGGACCTTGCCGAATTTCTCGACCGCCGTCTCGTAAAGTTCCTCAATTGGGACCAAGCCAAGCTTTGTTACCTCTTCCGACAGTTGCCTTCTATGCCATTCCGCGATTTCCGGCTTGCTCGTGAAATACAAACCCCACCCATAGTCGTTATCGCCACTCCCTTCCCCAATTTTGGCAGTGTCGAATTTGGATATCCCTCGACGGCCGGAACCGTGGTAGGCAATCATGGCGGCCACCGACCCGTCGGCACCATGGAAATTATCGACGGCCGATTCGTTCGAGATTTCCCGAAGGAACGTCCGCACCTCGGCGTCGGTCGCGCCGTTGCTCTTGAACCATCCGCGCAACCAGTCCATGAACCGGCCAAGCATCGTGCGCGGCGTGCGCAGCGCGGTGGCGTTCACCCCGTACCGGTCTGCCAACCCTGAGAAGTCGCCCGTGGTGTCGGCGGCGATCAACTCCATCAAGGCCTCTTCCATCGACAGCCGACCGACCGCGATGCCACGGTCAGCCGCCACCGCCTCGGAAAGTGCCTGCACAGTCGCATTCGCGCGAAGCCCCTGCGCCCGGCGCATTGCCTCGCCACCGGTCGCCCGGTTCAATGCGTCGAACCCTCGGTGCCCGCCCTCGTGAGCCGCCACCCAGAGCGCACGCGCCCGGGATGGGATGGCCTCAGCAACAATGTAGACCCGGCCCGTGCCCTTGACGTAGGCGCCCTCAAGCACGTCTCCGCGCTGCAGCTTGAGCGCATCGCGAACATCGTCAGGCAGGTCAGCGGCCGTGGCCACCACTTCGACGTTCTTGCGTGGGCCGATCCATGCTCGGACTTGGGCGACCGTGGGGTTCTCGCTCCGCCGCGAGTCCGCCACAGTGGCGGACTGCTCCGACTCCGGCTGCGCCGCGGCGGGGGGCACCGCGCGATCGGTGGCGGCGCGCTGGGGGGCTCGGGGAGTCGTCCGCTCGCCGCCGGCCCACTTGGTCACCCGCTGGGTCGTATCGCCGTTGTCGAACCAGTCCTGCAGTTGCTCCGGCGTCATGCCGACCACACCACCGTGGCGGGCCGCGCCCTTCTCGTACTGCGCGCGGTACAGGCGCAGCGCCTCCTCGGCGTTCTGGGCCCCAGCCACGATCTTGTGCTCGTCGAATCGACCGCCCTCAGTGTTCTGGTCGATGACGAAGAACTTCCCGCGCCACGACAGGGGCGTCCCCGCCTTGACGAAGATGTCGATGTGGTCGCCGTCCTTGCCGCGCGGCACCCCGGTGATGTAGCCGTAGTGGACTCCGCGCATCTTCACGCGCCAGCGCTTGCCGTTCGGGTCGACTCCTGTGCGTTCCGATTCGTTCGGGTTCTCCACCGAGATGTTGAACCCAGCAAGGGAAAACTTTCCCTTTTTATAGTTGCCAGCCCGCGTCATTGGCTCGGTAGGCTGGGGCAGGTCGTTCTTCTTCGAGGTGGCCGCCTCGTGCGCAGCGCGATCGACCCGCGCGCCGCGCGCCGGCACGATGTCCTCCGGCATCTCGTTCGGCGCCGAAGGAATGCGCTCATCCTGCGACAGGGTGGCACGGGCGTCGGCCGCACGCTTCAGACGTTCCACCTCGAGCGAGGTGGCCTTGTTGGCAGCAATCCCTTCCCGGCGCAGTTCGGCCTCGAACCGGCGCACCGGATCAGCCACCCCCTCTTCAGACATCACGCGGGACAGGATCTGGTCGCGGCGGGCCGCAGCCTCATGCCGGCGCGCTCCTTCCACGCGGGCGTCCACGTCTGCCGTGGTCGCAGTTCTGGCGGATTCGGCGGCAGTACGCGCAGCCGCCTCAGCCTCGGCCATGGCTACGCGATCGGAAGGCTCCGCGAGCGCTTGGGCCTTTGTCGCGTCCGATCGCTCTGCGGCCCTCTGGGCGGCTCCTGCGGCGTCTTCCGCGGCGGCCTCCTGGAGGGGGCGCTGGTCCTCGACCCGGTTGGCGCGGTTCGGAAGTTCGCCACCGTAGGTCGACACCTCCCCTTCGACCGTGCGCCCGGTCGGCCGCTCGCCCGTCTCGGCAGGAAGTCCGCCACTGTGGCGGACTGGCGCGACCGCCGTGCCCGGCCCAGCAGGGGCCTCCGGGGTGTTCTGCCCCATCACGAAGTCCGGCCGCTCGTTCCATGCCGTCAGCAGACGCTCGACCCCGTCAATCGCCTGCGTGCGCGTCACCTCGTCCAGGCGCGGGTTGCGCGCGATGGCAAGAGCCTGCATCAGTTCGTTGGTCGACTGCGGTCCGAACCGCTCGTCCTCGCGCATGCCGCGCAGGATGTCCCGATCGATCGCCGCATCGGCGAACTTCACCCGACCCTCGAGCGTGTCGTAGAACGGGGCCTCCGCCCCGCTCACCGCGTTGCTGGCAGCCTGGATGGCATCATCCACAGTGCCTGCGTTGGCTATGTCCGCCAACACCTTGCGGGTCTTGTCCTCTTCGATCGCGCCCGCGCGCCTCGCAGGGGTCAGGACTGCGCCGGGCCCGGCAATGATGCCCTCTCGCGCCGAGTTGAGAAGGACGTCTTCGAACAGCCCCTGCTCCGGGCGAACCTTCTGCACGCCGACATTGGTGGCGAACTGCTCTGCACCACCCTGCAGGCCCTCGGATCCGACAGCCACCACCGTGCGCGCGCCACGGCCGGCGATCCCAGTGACGCCGGCCGCCGAACCTTCCAGACCGAAGCGCCCGGTGATTGCGCCCATGCCGGCAGCCAATCCGATCGACGCCCACTCCTCAGCCGTGCGCGGCAGTCTCTGCCCCAGCGCCTTCTTGGCATCCGCCTCTGACATCGTCTGGCGCATCTCCTGGTACACAGGAGAGTTCGCCTGCAGGTCAGAGTCCTTCAGTTCCTGGATCTTGTCGTAGATGTTGCCGCGCACCTCGCCTGCGGCCATCCCGGCCCCAACGCCCTCGAGCACGTGCCGCGCAGCGGCCTCGCCAACGCCGGCCCCCTTGAGAGCCAGCCCAAGGGCCTTGAACGGTCCAAAGTTGCCAGCGAAGTCAGCGACCAATGACAGCGGGTCCACCGTGGCAACATGCTTGGCCCAGATGGCGACCTTGTCCACCTCGCCGTCCGCACGCTCGAGTTGGTTCTGCAGGCGACGGTTCTGGACCTTCTGCCATTCCGACTGCTTCTCCTGCCCGCTCTTGATGAACTCCTCGAGGGCGTTGGAGATGAAGTTCCCCGGAGAAACCAGATCGGGGATGGTCTTGACCAGACCTACCGCAGCATTCGCGGTGTTGATGACCGTATCGTTGACCGCAGCCAGCGTCGATCGCTTCGGAGCGCCACCCTTCGCCTTGGGCGACAACGGGCTCGCGTCGATGTCGAACTCTTCCTCCGAAGGAGCAGTCTGCTGACCGCGCGCTTCTGGGAGTTCTGCGCCGGAAACCATGTCGAAGGCCTGCGCCAACTTCTGGCCGTACTTCGGGTCCTCAGCGTAGCCGCCCTGAACCATGCCCTGCACGAAACGGCTGATGTCGCCACCAGCCCCGACCGCCCCTCGATACCGCGGGTTGCTGCCGATCAGGTTGGCGTAGTCCTCGGCAAAGGCCTCCGGGGTGTCATAGGCCCGGTACTTGTCCACCGTGCCCAGCATGTTGTCGCGAGCCGGAGCAGAAGGGCCACCCCATCCTGTTGCCTTGATGTTCCCCAGGTTGTTGGTGCCCGGGATGACCGACCTCCCCCAACCAGTCTCAAGCCCCCACTGGGCGAGAATGGCCCGCGGGTCGACGCCCAACTTCGCGCCGGCCTCGGCTGCCGCTTGGCCATACGTGTCAACGAAGTCGGCTACGCCGCCGCCGGTCCGGGGGGCAAGTTCCAGCCCAAGGGTGTCGGCCATCAAGTGTTCCCGTTGATCATGCCGCGAATTCGCCGGTTCTGTAGCCCATCGGCAGGTCCTCTATTCACGTCCCCCGTCCAAGGAACAAACGGCACATCGGTCGGATATTCATCTGACCTAGCCGCTTTCGGCTCATCGGGCGGGGAAGCCGCCGGTTGCGCCTGCTGCTGACCGCTGCGCCGAAGCCCATGCTGACGCATCCACTGGTCGAACTGGCGGTTGGACCGATTCAGGTACTCCTCGGAGCGCGCTTTGATGTACTCTTCCTTCGACATGGATCTGTCACCAACATCGACCGAAGCGCTGCCACCCCAGCCCTTGCCGGGGTGCTCCATGTAATCCTTCTTCGCCGCGGCCTCGGCTTCCTTCTTGCTCGGCAACGGCGCACCCAGAGAGGCAGTCACCGCCTCCTCAGGGTTCATGCCGCCACGGACCAGCAGCCCGGCGATCTCCTTCCGGCCGGGCAAGGTGTCGGCGTCAATCTTCGGGCGTCCGAGATCATCCACTTCGGTCTTGAACGCCTTGTCGATGCCGGCCAACGCCGTGTTGACGTTGCGTTGCACCTGGGCATCGTTGGGCTTGGGTTGCTGGGATCCCCAGCGGGTGCCACGTTCGATCGCCCCAGTCTCTGCTTTGGTGCGTTCGGTCTGGGCGTCGATCAATCCCTCGTTTTTCTTGTAGACGCCAGCGTGCGCCCGGTACAGGTCAGCCTGCTCGGGCGTCAGCGGCGTTGGAGTTTTCTCCGGCCCATAGGTCGGCTCTGCTCCGGGCTCGCCCGTGTAGCGCGCCTGGTCAGGGGCCAGCGTGTAGGGCTTGGAACGCTCACGCTCGAGCAAGATCGGCGAGAGACGTTGCTGATGCTCGACATCGCGCGGCACAGCAGCGTCGGCCTCTTTCATCCGGAGCCCGGACTGCAGTTCAGCCAGCCGCGCCGACCGCGCCTCTTCCAGCGCCGACCGCTCGCGCGCAAGATCCAGTTCCGCACCCTTGCGGATCTCGGTGCGCGCCATCTCCCCGCCGACTTCGGCAAGGGCACCACCAGCACCGGCCGCAGCCTGCGAGAAGTTGAACGCCATCATGCCTCCATCGGTTGCTCAGACTGCCCTGCTGGGGACGCCTGCTGAGTCTGGCCCATCAGCGCATTCTGCACCTGGTCCTTCTGCATGCCGATGCCTTGCATCACAGTCGCGGCAGCAAACTGCATCGCGCCCTTTCGGTCATCTTCCGATACCGGCTTGCCCGCCTCGGACACGAAATCCGCCACTTCGGCGGCCACCTCGATCGCCGCAGCGACGACCGATGGCGCGGACACCTGCCCCTTTGCCGCCCGCAACACCATCCCCATGAGCCCGGCAGCGCCCTCGCCGATCATCTGCGCGGGCGGAACCTGTCTGGACATCTGCTGCATCACCAAGTCCTTCGCCTGCTCCGAGTACAGGATCTTGGCCGCCGCCATAACCAGCCGCTCGTACTCGGGCTTCAGTTCTGCCGGGATGGCATCCGCCGCCTTGGTGCGTGAACCGATTCCAGCCTGCGCGCGCTCCTGCTCCGGAGACTCCGCGCCTTCTTCCGAATCTGGGTGGGGAGCCTCAGCTTCCGTCTGCTCGTCGATCATCCCGGCCATTGGTCACCCCTGAGAGTTGATCATCCCGACGCGAGGCATGTTCATTTGCCCGCCGGGGTACAGGTTCGTTTGCTGGTTCAGCCTGAACGGGATCCCGGGGATGTTGTTCTGCCGGGCCAGTTTCTGCTGGAGAAGTTCCAGTTCCATCGCGTCCTTCTCGCGCAGGTACTTCAGGCGCTCTTGATTCGGGTCCTTCGTGAATCCCTTCTCGACGAATCGCCCGCCCATGTTCAGCGCCGTGCTTGCGAGCAGCGGGTTTCCTTTCCCCCACTCCATGAGGCCATCGATCAGCCCGCCGGATGGCTTGCCGGCCGCCGTCGAAGGGGGGCCCTGAAACTGACCGGTGTTGTAGTCGCCAAGCCTGTCTTGCCACTGCGCGGCGTCCGATCCAGCCGGAGCGCCGCCGGACAGCTCGGCCGGGATCTGGGAGTCGATCATCCCCTTCCCAGCAAGCGATTGCTCGGCGAGCGGCTGGGATCCAACCGAATCCGCCACTGTGGCGGGCTGCGCGGCATCCACCCCGCCGGGCAACGGGGACTGCGCGACCTGGTCCTTCGCAGAAACTCCGAACGTCTGCACCCCTTCATTGGTCGGGGCAGTCGCCAACCCAGTGGCAGCGGTCGGGTCCTTCCCCGACAGGGTCGAGGTGGTCATTGCTTCCGTGGTCGTCGGGGCGGCAGCATCCGCCACTGTGGCGGACGTGCCGGCCTCAGCCCCCGCAGTGGCTGCGCCAGAAAGCAGCCCTGACCCGAGACTGATCACGGACCCAGCAAGAGCGACGTCCTTGTTATCCATGGCCGCACCAGCGGTCGCCACCACCGCACCAGCAATCATCGCGCCGGTGACCGCAACCCCAGCCACTTCAGCGCCAACCAACATCAGGATCGGAATCGCTACTGCCATGAAGGTCTCCAATAGCAACGGACCGGGATAAACCCCTCTTCGCGTGCCCAGCGGTCATACCTCTTGTCCGGGTTCAGGGTCAAGAACTCCCCGTCGGCTCCCTGACCTCGCGCCCATGTCTCAAGTTCGGAAAGGCATTCGCTGCCGCCCTTCCCCGTCAACGCAACGACCTGCAGCTGTTTCCCGCGCAACCAAGGGTGATCGACCACGATCCCGGCGGCAACGGAAAGAAGAGCGCCGCCCTCTTCTCCAACCATCGCGCAGACGTCGCCTTGCGCAGAGCAAAACGCCTTGACGAACCTGCGCAACTTCTCCGGGTCGACGTGCCTTTCGTGCCCAATGCCACTGGTCACCAACGAGAGGAGAGCGTCTCCATCGCCATCTGCTGCAGTTGCTCGTCGGACAATCATCCTCCCGTGCCTGCATCGACATAACCCGGTTGCGGTGGCGGAGAAACCTTGTCGAGTCTCGTGTTCAGATCCTTCAGCCACTGCGGCTCCGCGTTCGGCGCGGACGTTGTCGTCTGTCCAAGCGTATCAGCAAGGCCCTTGTCGAAGGTCAGGAGGGAGTCCATGCCGGGGATGTTGCTGATCTTCCCGATAATCCCCAGCCCCGCCTGCAACAGATTCGACTGCTGCTGAAGCGCGGCCACCTTCGCCTCACCAGACAGGTCCGATGTCATGATCTTGTTCATCGCGTCGGTGGCCTGCTGGTACAGCTTGCTCGCGCCCTCGTTGCTCGAGATCAACGTCTTGTACCCGGCCTCAATCCCGGCCAAGTCCTTGGACTGCGCCCCCCTGAGGGACTGCAACGAGAAGTCCTGAAGTCCTTTGTATCCCTGCGAAAACGTGTCCTGCTGGCCCTTCAGGTTCTGCATGCCGAATGCGGCGGCCGTGCCGGCATCCGCTTGCGCGATTGGAAGTGCGGCGCTCATCGCCGCCATCTCGCCGGCCTGAACTCCCATGCTGCTGTTGATCAGGCCCCGGCTGTTCGCTGCCTGCGCCGCCCGCGTGCGCGCGCCGGTCAGCAGCGGGTTGTCCGACCCCATGATGTTGGTGAACCGCTTCTCGACCGACATGTCATCGGTCATAGCTCCCGCAGGAGCCCCGGCGGCTTGCGACTGCACCTGGCCGAGAGCAGCGCTGTTCACCAGACCGGTCGCGGCTTGAGGCGTCGGCTGCGCTCCGCCGATCTGCTTGATCGCGTCCGTGCCGAAGAGATCGTCTGTGGTTGCCATGGATTATGACCTGAGGTATGCGTAGGCGCTCGCACCGAATAGAACCAAGAGTGGGTCCCCAGCGGACCCTCCGAACGATGTGCCGGCGGTAAAAGTCACAATCGTGCCAGAAGGGCCATCGGCATTGGCCCCGATCGTCAACGCTCCAGTGATCGTGACCATCGTCGACGTTTTCAGGTTGTATGCCGCCACAGTGTTCCCGGTCGGCGTTCCGCTGGCCGAATGCCACGTCGGAGAAGAATGCACAACGCTGGCCACGTTCGCCATTTGTGCGGAAGGCGGGCGAGAGACAAAGACGTGAATGAGCGCCGTCCCCTCGCGGAATGCATGGAACCCGCACCGCTGCGTGGTGGCGGTCGAAAGTCTTCCATCGAACACCCGGATTGCATAGTCCATCAACAGCAATCTGGTCAAGTCATGAGGCGGGCTCTCGTACTCGGTCTTGCTGCTTCCGCGCTCGATCTGCACCTTCGCGATGTCAAGAGTCGCCCCGGAAACCTCCCCAAGCAATGTATGGGACGGGAGAAAAGATGTCGCGGAGGCAGAAACGGCCCATCCCTCGCTACCTCCGAGAAAGTTGCTCCCCGCATTCAGGACCAGCGACCAGAAAACTCGACCATCGAACGTCCCGGACGCTCCAGAAGTCAATGGCGGAATCGTTATCGTCAAGTCTGTCCAGTTGGTTGCGTCCAAAGTAACGGACGCGAGGTAACGATAATCAAGCCCGCCAAAGTAGAAGCCAATCCCAAGAATGGCCCCATTTATGCTGGACCTCATCTTGAGAGAGACGGTGATGAATTCGGCGGCAGAGTTGTTTATCAACAGCCCTGGCAAATACCCTGACCCGTTGAACTGCACACCGAGCGAAGTACTCGCCGGAGGAGATACCGAAGACTCCGACGTCAGTCGAATGTAGTACGACTCACCATCTGGGCCGCCCGCAATGCGTTGAGCGGTTGGAGATTGTCCTCCAGTGCTACTGCCAGTGAAGTAGTACCCGTCCATGGCAGGCTGATACGAACTCCCTGCCACCCTGGTGTAGGCGGCCCCCGCGTTGACGGTATCAATCGCGCATGATGGGTTACGCGCCCCGTTCCTGAGAGACCAGGAAAACAGCGGGATGTTGTGCCCGAGTGCGTTCTTGACGGGACCGCCGAGAGTCGTCGTACCTGTCGTGGTGACGTCGCCAACGAAGGTCTGGTCTCCGTTGATGATCTGGTTGCCCTCGGTCATCATCCCGATCTGCGAGATCGGATAGATCACCCAACTTGACGACGTCTCGCCTTGATTCAGTGCCGCGGTGACACTGATCGTCAGTTGGTCTCCTACGTAACCATCGATCGCCCCCTGCATGAGGAACGCATTGTTGGTCGAACTGATGATCTCAAGACGCATCCCGACAGACCACGCCCTGTCAGCCCCCTCAGCGATCGTGAAGACCTTTGACCCGAGATCAATCGTCACGCTCGTCACCGATGTCCCAACCGCGAGTGTTGCCCCGATCTGCGCTTGAAAGAGCCCGAGCGTGACAGCATGCTTCGAGTGAGTCGGTGACCCAACAAGAACTGGCGTGCTGAACCCCTTGTGCCCGCCGCCAGTGGTGGTGTCTCTCGTCGGGAGAAGGTCGAACGCGGCATCGACCGCGCTGTCGATTGCGTTGGTGTCCGCGGCCTTCACGAGCCCGCCAGCAACGACATCGGTCTGCGGGGTGTAGAACTGGTTTGCCATTACCTCTCCAGCCGCCTCGGCGAATAATGGAGCGTCGCCCCAGTGATGACGTGCGACGGCTCGCATCGCGAAGAATTCGCGAACAGGAACCCAACATTCCGCCCGACGCCATCGAGTTTGTACCTCACCCGGGAAAACGGCGGCGAGTCGTAGAAGGTCTGATTGTAGTAGGCATTGACGTCGTAGTACCCGCCCCCGCCATACACCACCTCGGTCGCACTGTTCGGAGCGGCCGGGTCCGATTCTCCGTACGACAGATCGGCTTGGATCTGTAGGGTCGCTCTGGCCGCGACCTTCGTCTCGAACACAGCCAGACGGTAGCGCTTCCGGAGCTCCGGGGATCGCGAGTGCTGGAACGACAGCCGAAGGGACGCTGGCAGCGTGAGCCCATCAAACGATGTCCCCCTCTCCATCTCGTAGACGAATCCGTTCGTCGACCCGAAGAAGATCCTCTCCGTCCCGTTGCTGTCCTCGCTCGTCCACGCACACGTTGCCGGGTTGGTCAACGCGAGCTGGGCAATCCCAAGGATCTTCCTCCCCTCCATCGTCACAGCCGCCACAGATCCGTCCGAGAAGAACAAGCGGTACTGATTCCTCGATGGCAAGACCGTGCTCGCCACGGCCGTTCCTCGGCGAGCGTCGAAGAATCGCTGCGTCTTCCTGCTGACAGAGGAGTGCTCGAAGTTCCCGAACTCCTGCACGCTCCTCATCAACATCAGGCCTCGATCATCGAGGTACATGGCGATGCCGATGTTCTGCGCTGTCCACTCCAGCGCCCCAGTGTCGGGCGACGAAGTAACGAGGTTCCAGTCCGACGAACTCGAGCCGTAGAGCATCCTCGTGGAGTTTCTCGAAAACACCGCCAAAGCGCCGGACGAACCGTCGTTCGAAACCTGGGAGATGATGCTGGTAATCGTGTCGCCGACATTCAGTTCCGCCGCCCCGGTGAGCAACGTCCAAGACCAAGGGTTGCCGATCGCCGAGTGCTGGAGAGACCCGGCATAACTCAGGAACAGGTGCTTCTTGTGAATCGCGACGTGCGTGGGGAACTGCGTGGCAGGCATCCCGGTGTCAATGAAGGCGGCCGTTGTACCGTCGAACTCCACCGGGCGGTTGTTTCCGCCAACGATGTACAACTTCTGGCCATCCGTACCGCCCGTGATGTTGCCGATGGCGAAGTCCATCCTCCGCCCCTCCGGCGCCGTGTCGAAGGCCCAAAACACCCCCGTGCCAAACGGATCATCAGTAGTCGCCGAGACGTTCGCCGTTATCCCTGCGGTGAACGCTCCGACCGCGAAAGTTCCGGATGGCGATGTGTCCGCGCCATACAGCCGGCCGACGGCGTTCCCCCCGGCGAAGGAGCCGGACAGGATGACGATCCTGTCGAGCCGCATCGTCTGGGCTCCCTGCGTCAACGTCGCGCCGACAGCGGGCGGCGTTCCGGATCCGGTGTCGAACGTCAGATACCACCATGGCCCGAGAACAGTCCACCCGGTTGTCGGATGAGACTTGAACATGTGCAAGCCGCCTTCCGCAGCGACCCGCCGGAAGGCGTACACGACATCGTTGTAACGGACGACGCCAAGCACCGGCCCGGTGCCCGGAACGGCCGCAATGGCGGTTCTCGTCGCGTCTGCCGCGAGGCACTTGTATGCCAAGTGCAAGTCGATGGTGTCGGCCCCGTCTTCGGTGACGTTCGATATGACACCGCCGCCGCTCGAAGCGCTGATCTTGACGAACATGCCAGACGCGGCCCAATCGCTCGACCATTCACCGTCGCCAATGTCCCACGTGATCGTGGTGTTTGACATGATGAACTTGTAGACGTGCTCAGCGCCGATGCTGACGGTCGCATCCTCCTGCTTGAACATCGTCGTCCAAGTCGAGTCGGAGATGATGTTGATCCCCGGGTCAGGGGATCCACCTCCGCCGCTTCCGTTCGTGGAGATCCCGGCGAACGCGATCGAGTGAGTATGACCGGTGGGGCCGGTCGACGTCATGATCGGATCGGTGCCGAATCCTGAATTCCCCATCCCCGCAACCGCAGACGCTTCTACCACCCAGTCAGCATCGTTGGCGATCAGCCGAGGCAACTCGCGGTGATCAACGAACTCGAGAACCGTCATCGAGCCGTTGAACGTTGTTCCGCAGACGAACTGCACGGTGACCACCGGCGCATCGTTGTCTTGGTTCGTCGTGTACCAACACCCGCTCGCCGTCTCGATGAGGGGGTTGTTCCATATTTCACACGTCCAAGACTGGCCCTTGGAATCAGAAACCCAGCCGTTCTCCGCGCTCAATATGGACCCTGTCCCGGGGTACAACTTCCACACGGAAATGATCGCGACGAACAGGCTCTTCTTGTAGGTCGGCGTGATGGTGACGGAAAGGCTAGTTACGTCCGCGCCCTGCGCCGTGTCGTATGAGACGACCTCAGCAAACGTCGCTGGGTCGATGCCAACAGGGTCAGGCGTAGCACCGATAGACTCGCCATTCAGGAACGTCCCCGTCACGAGACCAACAACCTGCTGCCCTGTTGGCTGATCGAGCACGACCGCAGTCGCCCCAGAAGAGGACCCGGTGATCGTGTCGCCGACAGTTGCGGCGATGGTCCCGGTCATGTTCATGACCGTGTAGTGCGCATCCGATGGGCGCGGACGGCCATCGAACCGTTCGTACCCATCGATCCTTCGATACCCACCATGGACTGCCACATCGTAGTTCTGCGACCCGATGATGCTCCCTGGGCGCGTCACGATCGGCGGAGACTCCTCGTCCAACCCACCGACCAGAGGGAAGAAATCCTGCGCGACCCGAGCGAAGGCTTGATCCGCCATCAGCGCACCAAAGGCGGAGCGGTCCGCATCTGCGGAAGGTACTTCCGTCGCATCCTCTGCAGCATCCTCCGATAGTTGTTCTTCGCCCGGGTGAAAGCCTCCGGGGCCGACTCGAACTCCCCATACGACATCAGGGCCCGCCAGACGATGATCATGTGCAGATCTGGAGACCAAGCGGGCGTGTCGGCATTTGCCGACAGCGCAACCGCCTGCTTCCAGTACTCGAAGGTGATGTCGAACACAGCGTTCGGAGTCGGGGCCAAGATGATCGAGAAATCATCCGGCAACACCGCGAACGCAGTCGGCCTGCCAGTGTTCGCGGCCTGAGCGCCGAAGTCATACACCTCCCGGAACTGGTCGTACAGCCAGTAGTCGAGCGGCTGCTCATCGGCCCTTCCCACAGATGCCAGACTCGCCCGGAACGATCCCTCGACCCATCGGCTGAAGGTGCCCTCGATGCCAATGTTGTCGGTCGTGTAGGTCTTCGTCCCGGACACCGTCGCAAACGAGTCCCTCGTGCGCAGGAACGTCCAGTCCTGGTGGAGGGTGGATATCTCGAGGTGAGCGTCCCGAGTCCACTCGACGATCCTCAAGTACTCCCCCCTTTGCCCAGACGTGCTCGGCGGGCCGGAGTCTGAAACCCCAGCCTCGAGCGCCACCCGCCGGCAAAGGTCGAGAAAGTTCACGCGGCTTGCCTTGCGGCCCGCTCGGTGAGTCGCTCAAACCATGAGCGACCGCGCGGGTTGGTGTCTTCCACCAAGGCAACGGGGAACGTGTGAGTGGTCCGCGGGACCATCGAGATCTGGTCCGGGGCGGCTGGGTTCTGCACCGTCTGGTTGTAGCTCGTGGTCACCGTATGAACGAGCGCCTCAAGGTACTTCCGCTTGACGACTTGGGTAAGGCCGCGGACGATCGGCTGTTGGATGCCGTTCACCGAAGGTGAGATCACCGCCAGTTCGCCGTCACCCTGCCCCTGCGACACCAGGATCTTCACCTTCTCGTTCATGAACGCCTCGTCTTCAGCGAGCTTCATGAAGTCCGCATCGCGGTCGGGGATCTCCAGACTCGCGGATCCCGCGCCGATCTCCTCAAGCGGTATCGGATCGTCCTTGGGCTTGAACACGTCTCGGATGTCGATCTCTTTGCGCTGCTTGGCCATTGTTTCCTCTGATGTAGAAAGGGGGCCCGAAAGCCCCCTCCTGAATGCCCGTCCAGTACCGATTACGACGTCAGCGGACGGGTCGGGCTTGACGAAGTGTTGTACAGGGTTGCCGTGATGCCGGAAGCGCTGAAGTCGGTGCTGTTGGCCGTGAAGGTCGCCGACGCGCTGGTCTCGATCCGGATCGCCCCGACCATCACCTTGCCCGCCTGCGCACTCGGCCACTCCAGAACGGCAGCGCCGGACGCCAGCTCGGTCGAGGAGACAATCTTCGCCTGCGTGGTCGTCACCGCCCCGGCCGTGTCCAGATGTACGCCGAACAGGCACACCTGAGAGTTCCCGAGCGTCGTGTGAGCGGAAGAGAACGGCAGATTGTCCGTCGCGCTCTTGGCGAAGATCCGGCCGTCGATGGCGTAGGTGATCGTTGCAGCAGTCTTGAACGTGTTCGCATTCGTGCCTTCGGCAAGTCCGCCGGAGGTAAATGCCATCGTCACGCCTTGCATTTCTTGGTACATGAGAATTCCTTTCGAGGTTGCTGTCGACGTGTCGGTTACGACGTGGTCGTGAGCGCGGCCGGGTTCGTGAGCGATGCGTAGTTCGTGTCCGCCACCCCGGTATCCGCGTCCAACTTCGCGGTGATGGCGACGACAGCCGCACGCAACGCCGTGAGATCGGCGAGGACGGTGGTCAGTAGCGGACGGATCTCCCTGACAGTCACCCGGTCGGGGACTGTTGCGAGCCGCTGCGCGATGCTTTCAGGCATTGATATCTCCCGGGCCCCGTAGGGCCCATTGCATTACAGCGCGGTGACGGCGTGCTCGATGCGGACCATCCAGTTCTCGTTGAGACGGACGGCCGCAGTCCACGTGCTGGCACCAACGTACCCGAACATGCCCAGCGGGTTGGCGTGATTGAGCTGGTCGACCGGCACCATGCGAGGCGTGATCGATCCCATTCCCTTCAGCGCAACCGAGCCCCACGCATCTTCCGCGCAGATGATCATCGGGTACACGTCGGCTGCCGACCCGCCGTTCGACTTGACCGTCGATCCCGGCGTGCCGCCTGCGTCCAAGAACGGCGCGAACAGCGGCGACGACACGAACCGGAAGTCCTCGACAGACCCGACTTCATGCGGATCGATGACCTTGCGACGCCCGTACTCAGCGACCTTCGTGAAGCCCGGCAGGTTGCGGATGTCCGCGACCGCATCCGGGTGGATGTAGGCGACGTAACCCGCCTCGACCGACGAGGTGCCGTAGTTCGGCCCGGCGTCGAGGATCGTCGTCACGCGCATCGCGCGGTTGCTCTCCAAGCCACGGACTGCGGCACGGAGTTTGTTCAGCGAGATGACCGTGTTGACCGAAGACCGCGCGGAGCCGTTGGTGTAGACCACCGCGGTGCCGGCCTTGTACGCGCCGTATCGGACCAGTTCCACGACCTCGGCGAGACGTTGCGCGATCAGGCGCTGCATGTCCGCCGGGATGTCGTCCTCGTACAGGTGCTTGACCTTGCTCGAGAACTTGTACAGGCAGCCGTAGTTCTGCAGCGTCACCGACACATCGGTGTAGCTCATCGTGTCCGGCGCGGGGTTCGTACCCTCCTGCAGGACATGCGCCGATGCGCTGATCACCGGGGTGCCGGAGTAGCCGGATGCCGGGTTCGACAGTTGGGTCGCCCCGTAGGGGACGAGCCGGCGGAACACAACCGTGTCGGTCATGTTCTTCGGCTGCTCTTTCTGCGTGCCGGTTCGGCCGAGCACTTGGATCGTGTCGGCGTACCGGAGCATCTGCCGCTCCGCCCGGATGAGATTCCGGGATACTGCGGTGCTGTACTGTTGCATGGTCTACTTTTTCCCTGGAGGGTTGGGTTTCTGCTCGCGCATGGCCCGGTTGATGATTCCGACAGGGAGTGACGGCTTGGCCTTCGCCGGAGCGGCGGCCCTTGCAACGTTTCGCGACGGCGTCGTGCTGTACGTTTGCATCACCTTCGACGGGATTTCTCCGCGTCTTCCCTATCCATTTCAGCCCAGATTTCTTCCTTCGTCTTCAGCGCATCCGGCTTCGCCGCCACTGGGCGTGAACTGCCCATTGAGGGTGCCGCTGCGTTGTCGAGTCGGGACTGCCTGTTGCGCTGAACTGTCGTCGGGTCGGGCTGCGAGCCCTTCCAGGATTGATACAGATCCAGCATTCGAATCGCGTCCCTCGGATCGTCGCTCGCTCCAAGCGCATTCACTGCTTGCGGTTGGGATTGACGCCACGACACGAAGTCTGCCGACTTCACGATCGTCTTCCAGTCCGAATGCTTGAACTCCACCAGAAGGTCGCGGGTTGATTGCAACTCCCCTGCGAGGTTCTGGTGAGACTCCAGAAGCGTACTGACTGCAGACTTCAACTCTTCCGGCTCCGGATTGGTCGACCCGAGAACGGCGTCGATCAACTCCTCTGCGCCGGAAGCGATGTCCGGGAAATCTTCAGCAACACGTTGCCACTTGTCCGGCCTCTTTGGCAATCGTTGAGTCGGAGACTTCGGCGGCTCTTCCTTCGCCTTCTCCGCCTTGGCCAAGGCTGACTGAAGAGCAGACACCCGCCCAGCGGTGCGCTTCAGTTCTTGGTCTCGCGCAAGATCGCGCTGCTGCAGTTCGTTGACCAGCTTGTGGAGCTTTGCCAACTCGTCATTCGATTGGTCCGCCACAGTGGCGGATGCCTTTTCTTTCGGCGCCGGTTCATCGCGAGGTGCGTCATCGCGGTCTTCGGCATCGTCTGCATCGTCATCGGCGTCATTCGCCGGCTCAGGGCTCGCGGCTTGAATGACAGCCTCATCACCCTTCTCGTCCATCTCGTCCCACACAGCGGCCGCCTCGGCGTCGCTCAGGTGTTTCTTGTTGAGATCTTCGGTCGCCATGCACTACCCCATCTGTTGCCGTGCGATCTCTTTCTTCGCCAAGGTCTCCGGCAATCGAATGAGATCGGACAGTTCTGCAATGCGCCCACGGAGGACCTGTGACTGGTCATGCGTGAGCCCCGTTTTCGCAAGGTCGTTGAGCAGGCTTTCCTTGCGCGCCTTTGCGTGCGAAACCACGCTGTGCCATACCGTGGTGTTCGGATCGATCACCGGAACAGTTACCCCTCGTGCTTTCTGTCCGTCCGATCATCCCGCATGTCCGCCCTGTTCCGCTTCTTGATGGGCACGCCGAAGGACTCGGCCTTGGCCTTGAGGGCCCACCATGCAAGGTCGAGCGCCTCCTTCGCGTAGACGCAGACGATCCCAGCGATGAGATATCCGAGAGGGGAGTCCGCGTACCCAACCCAGCGCATCGCGAGCCAGACCAGCAACCCCACGAACCCGGACACCAAGCTCTTCCGCAGGAGGTGGCCGACGTGGGACGCGATCCTCGAGTCAACGAGCCGCCTCTCCACTGCCCGGATGTATGACACGATCCCCGCGACCGTCGAGATCAGGATGTAGCCGACCGCAGTCGCGGCGGCCCCAAGCGCGTCTACAGCACGCTGCGCATCCAGAATCAACTCAGTGAAGAATTTCGCCACAGTGGCTCATCCCGCCGCATTTCGACGACCTTGAGGATAAGGCTCATGGCCGCCATCGACGGGGGCATGACTGTGGAAAATGCCCAATACCACCCACGATCAAGCATCGCGACTGACATCGCCGCCCACACCATCATCGACAGCACGAGCGCGGTTCGGTACAGCCATGTGCACTTCGGGTGACGCAACGTTCCTGCAGCCAGGAACGCGCCAACAGCCATCATGACGTATGGCCACTCCCAGCCGAAATCATGGTCGATCTTCTGCGCCACCGCGGCAATGGCAGACCCGCTCCCGAACTCAAGGAGAGCGCCCCATGACATCAGGGCCAGAGAGATTCCGAAGGCGATAGGCATCCTCAGAGCATAGAAAATGTCCGTCCTCATCGTCGACCCTTCCGGACGTGCCATGTGCGCTTCCACTCGGTGATGAACGCGCCGCCAGTCGTCGGGTCGAGCGTCGTGGTGGCGCTGCCATCGTCCTGACGGCTCAAGCTCTGCCCGCGTCGCATGTACCCGCGCACGACGTCCTCTTGGTAGAACCTCGGGCTGACGGCATAGATGCCAAGGAATGCTGCGCCCTCCACGACCGGCGCGACGGCACGCTTGGCAGATGCGCGCGGCCGCTCATCTTGCCCGCGGAACGGCGGCATCCTGTGAAACGGAGACATCTGCGCGTCTTCGTTCGGCCGCGCCGGGCGTCGCTGAAGCGTCTGCCTCTCATCTGGCGCGATGAGTGGCGGGCTCCTGAAGGTCGAGAACGATGACGGATCATCCCAGCGCAGAGACACGCGCTTCTGGACCGGGCGATCGTCCGACGACGATTGGAATGGCGCAGCAGGCGACCCCGGAAGCAGAGCGCCCTTTTCGTCGAATCTCGTTGGAGCCTGAGCGCGACGCGGCCGCCCTTGGTCCTCTCCTGTGAATGGCAGCCCTGAATCAAGCAACAGAAGAGATTTGACCTGCTGCTCATCCCTCCCTGCGAGGAGCGGCCGCCTCTGCTGACGGGGAGAATCGGCATCGAAGAACGGGGCCGCTGGCCACCCCGGCAGCATCGTCTGCTGATCGTCTGCTCGAACAACGTAAGTCCGCCGGATCGGCCGTCCATCATCTGCCCCGACAAATGGGGCCGAGATGACCACCGCAGTCAGCGTCAGACCCGGCGCGTCATCGAAACGGCGAGCAATCCGTCGAATCGACGGCTGGATATCACCAGAGTCGGCGAAGACCGCCACTGTGGCGGATTGCGCGAAGGTCGACGCAGAGACGTCATCAGGTCGCTGCGGACGCGTCCGAGATCCTTGGCGAACGTTCTCCTCGAAGAACGGAGATCGCGTTGTGAACGCCGTCAGGAGCGGCGATGACGCATCGTCCTGGCGCTGCTGGATCCGGCGAGATGCCGCGCGGATATCGCCGTCATTCGCGAACGGCGCAGATGCAGAAGACGTGAACGTCAGCGCGGCCGCGTCATCGACAACGGCCCTTGCCGTTCGCTTCGAAGGATGGCTGTCATCACCCCCAACGAACGGAGACGCGGCCACAACGGCCAGCGTCGTCAGCAGTATCGCTGGGGCGTCTTCTATGAAACCGCGCTGACCACGCAGTCGCGGGCGGCCCTCCTCTTGGGCCTTGAATGGAGATGCTGCAGGCGTCCCGCCGCTGTTGAGCAGAAGGGACATGGGCTACTCGGTCAGACTGCCCCGGCAAACACGGCCGTCGTCACATCCGTTTCCCGGATCAGGTACTTCCACTCGACGCCATCAGCGTCGGAGACGATGATTTCCGCTTCACCCTCGATGAAAACAGGGTCGCACTCGTGCTCAACCCCGCCAAGATTCCCGCCGCTCAGCACGACCTTCACGTTGAACTCCTGTCGCCATTTCTGCATGAACACTCCGCGCCTGCACAATGGCAGGTCGGAGAACCATTGCCTCACTCGAAATACCCATTGAACGATGCCACCCCGCGAACGACCTGCGATGCAGTCGCCGCGCCACTCACGTTCTTCATGGCAAGAACAAATTGTCTTCCAGGGTCACAAACATGCGGACTATCGAATCTCACGTTGATCGAATTCGTAGCTCGCTGCCCTATGGCCGCATTGATCGGGATCTCTTGCAGGCCAAGCGCGATTCTTGAATGAGCAACGCCCAACAAGTTCGCCGTGTTGCCACTTGGAGAGAGAAACCACTGCATGACCGTTGGCACGGTCGCGCTGTTTGCCGCGCCCATGTTGATCGCATCGATCGTCACGCCAGTGCAGCAGAACTGCCACGGCGCAGGATTCGCGAAAGCAAACCAAGAATTGTCCTGCTCTGCGCTTGCCACCGCAGCGAACTGCCACTGACCAGCAAGCGTCGTGTAGGCCGCTGCCGAGTTGCTACGCGTGCCTGATGCCGGAGCGGCGCTGTTGCTGTAGTTGGCAGACTGCGTCCCGCCCTGCTGCCATGCGCTGCCTTGGTTTTGGCCGGCGGCGACGCTTTCCCAAGGGGCGTTGCGGTTGCCACGCAGGGTTGAGACGTGCCACTCCGATGTCGCGAATTGCGGCCCACTCAGCGCTAAGAAAACGGAGTTATTGAAAACTCGCACAGACCAAGGGAGCCGCGTTAGGTTCGCGAAACGCGCTTGCCCTTTCGCGAAGCCTATCCTCTGCCTCGAGATCACATCCCCATACCCAGGGCGGACGCAAGAAAAGACAAAAGCATCCGGCCACCACTCCACAACCCATTCGAGGAACATTCTCCGCCAGTCCCCCAAGACATTGAGTGCTGGGACAATATCCGAGCCAATAGAGATTGCAGCCGCAGAAGATGCAGACCCGTCGTAAATGACTTGAGGTGTAATAGAGCCATCAGACCCGAATATCCACTTAGGCCCTGGAATGCCTGGATTGGCTACAAACGGAACGAAGAACCCTATTTCAGCCACTGATCCATGGCTGATATCTGCTCGAGCTGTCGCAGAACCGCGCACCGGATACCCAAATCCTGAATACCTCTGGTTGGTAGTCAAAATATGGTGACTACCTGATGAAGTCGATGTAGTCCCTGTCATGTTCGAAGAACAACCGGCCACGACGGATGCGAACACAGAGGTCGTAAAAGGGAACTCTATCGAGTTAATCGTCGCGCCCTGACTCCCTGTCAGATACCCCCAATGCATCGGCACCCACTGATTGATGCCGATGTTCCCCATCCGATCAGCGACGGGCAGCATGCCGGTGTTCGCTGCCTTCCACGCCTTCATCAGCGCTCGCGGAGATCCGATCGCGCCGTTGCGCAGCACCGCCAGATCGCTGCCCGCAGAGTCCTTGCCGCGAACGAACAGGCTCCCGCTGGAATCGCCAGCAGTGACCTGCGTCCCGGTCTGTAGAGACAGGCTCACTCGTAGTACCCGTTGATGCCGCAGACACCACGAATGACCTGCGATGCCGTCGCAGCACCGCTGATGCACTTCATGATCAGGATCAGCAGACGCCCTTGGTCCGTCACGAGCGGTGATGGGAACTGGACGTTGATCGAGTTCGTTCCCAACTGACCGATCACAGCCGACGCCGCGATACCTGAGATGCCAACCGGCACGCGCGAGAGCGTTGCAGTCGAGAGGTTGATCGCCGACGAGTTCACGCCCACCGCCCAACTGCACGTGGTCGGCGTTGCAGCATTCGCCGCGCCGGTGTTGATCAGGTCGATCGTGATGCCCTGGCAGTAGAACGAGTACGGGCTCGGCACCGTGAACCCGAACAGCGCGTAGTCCGTCTCCGCGCCAGCCACCGCGGCCCACTGGAACTGCCCGCCGAGGGTCGTGTAGCCTGCCGCCGTGTTCGACAGCGTCGCGCTCGTCGGGGCCGCGCTGTTGGTGTAGTTGGCAGACTGCGCCGCCGTGGTCGGCAGCCACGCTCCACCGAGTTGCATGCCCGCAACCACGTGCGACCACGCCTTGTTCAGATTCATGTCCAAGGCCTGCACCATGACGTCCGTCACGATGAACACTGGAGCAGAGGCCGGTGCAGAGCCGCCGTTGTACACACGGGCGAAGACCGGCAGATGCGAGACGGCCAGCAGGCGCGCGCTCGCGAGATCCATCGTCAACGTCTGGCGGCTGACGATCAGGCCGGTGTTGCTGTCCTGCACGATGAAGATGGCCTGGTCGTCATCGATGATGATGTCGTAGGACCAGTATCGCGTCTTCCACGCCGCATCGATCGTGTTCAGACTCGCGACCACGTCAGAGCCGGAGCGATTCTCCGAGCCGTTGAACGCGATGAACGGCTTCACCGTGCCGTCCGACCCGAACCGCCAGAAGGCACCGTTCGCGATCGCCGACGTGCCGGACGGAGCGCCGAAGCCCCAATCCGCAGTGCTGTTGGTGACCAGGTTGTGGTTGAGGCGGAAGTGCCCATGCAGGGGCTGCCGCGCCACCTTCAGGAACTGGCGGCTGCTCGTGATGTTCTGCACAGCGTTGATCGTCGTGACCGCGCCGCTGTTCAGGTTGATACCAACCGCCGTCTGCGCGAGCGTGAACGTCGTCGCCGCTGCCGTCCATCGCACCGAGTGAAACGTCGTGCTCTCAACCGGCTCGTGGAACATCGGCGTGCCGTAAGCGATCCCGATGTTGCCCATCCGGTCGCCGCGAGCGAGGATCGCATTCACGCCGTCGTCGGCCAGGATCATCGGCAGGCCGCGCGTCGTGGACGACACCGTGCCCGCATTGGCGACGGCGAGATCCGCGCCGGTCGAGTCCTTCAGCCGGACGTTGACGTTGCCGTTCGCATCGCCGGTGACATCAGTCGGGGTTCCGCTGACGCTGACTGCTACAGGAATTCCCATGTCATCCGTTCCATGCGTAGGCGATGTTCCACGGGCCCTTCAGCTTCGTGGACAACGATTGTCCGTAGATCGTGAACCCGGTGTTGTTGACGATGGAAGAAACCGGGGCTGTCACGCGGAAGAGGCCGGCGTAGTGGGCCGCAGCGTGCTCGTCCTCGGTGTGGCCATTCGCCGACCCGGAAGTGTCCCGCGGGAAAATCCAGACCTCGACAAGCGCGGCCGTGGTGATCCCTGTCTGACCAGTAACCACCACGCTCGCCGCATTCGCCCCAGAGCCGCCAAAGTCCAGGGACACTGAACCTTGACCGCTCGCCACTACACCACCTCGTACTTGACCGTGCCACCGACAGGGCCAGCGCCAGATCCGGTGAACGCCGAGAACGACACCTCACCGAGCGAAGCGGTGTTGCCGATGGTCGTCCATTCCTCGCCCGGGTTCGCCCAGAGCCGCCCGCTTGCCCCGAATGCGTTGAAGCTCAGGTCGCCCAAGTGAAGGGTGGCCGATCTCTGCGGCTTGGTCGTCGACACCTGGCCGAACACCGCGATGGTGCCGGGCGCGGTCGCCGATCCATCATTCAGCGCGTTGAACAGCGTGCCGGCGCCGATCGACGTGGCTGCCACGGTCGAATCCCGGGCGAACTTGCCGATGATGACGCTGGATGCCGTCGCCTCGCCGCCGATGTAGACCTCCGAGACCTTGCACTGCATGGTGCCACTGCCGCCCTGCAGGAAGAACCCGTAGCCCGAGTCAGTGAAGGCGGCAGCGTTCGCCACCGGAGTGAGGGTGACGCTATGCCACGAAAGGGTGTACTTCGCCATGATTGCTCCTACACGGAAAGGATGATGGAGCGCTGTTGCGCCTGAGTGGCGGCTTCAAGCGCATCGTCGACTACCTTCTTCCAGGGGACGCAGTCCGCTCCTGCCGCCTTTCTGGCACCGCACTCGTCACAGATCAGGTGATCGCACTTGGCGCAGTACGCCCGGTCACGATTCCTGAGCGGATTGATGACGACCGTGAACTGGCAGTGGGAGCAGTTGTACGTTGCAGCTTCAAACAGCCCCCGGCCAGCCCCGGCCGGCAACCCTTGGGCGACCATGATCTCGTCAGGCACGCCCTCGTTGTTTCGATGATCGAGGAGGATCGCCCCCTCTGCGGCACGATGCGATCTCACGCCGGCACCCCGAGCTTCGCCTTGATCGCGTCAATCGCTGCGACCAACTCGTCCCGCTCACGCGCCCTCGACTCGACTTGATCCACCATGCCGGAGAGCACCTCGCGCTGGGCCTCGACCTCGGCCTTGACCTTGGCCAGTTCCTCCGCGGCTTTGGACACTCGAGCATCCACCATGGCCTTCTTCTCGGCCGCATAGTCGGCAGCGGCCTCCTTGGCTCTGCGCGCGATCTCTGCGGCATCAGCGCGCGCCTCGTCTCGAAGCGCCTTCATCTGGTTCTCGGTCTTGATGACGTTGTCAGCGCACGTGGCCTTCAGGTCTTCCGCGTCCGCCTCTGCCTTGATGCGGGCATCGATCGCGACCTGCGCCATGTCCCGCAATTGGCTCACTCGCGCCTCGAGTTCCCGCCTTGTGTTGTCCCACGTCGTAATGTCCTTCGCCGCAGCGGACAACTGAAGGACTCCGTCGAGCATGCGCTTGAACGCATCCACGCTTTCGGCCGCCTCGAGTAGCCCCGGAAACATCGGCCCATCAGGGAAATTCGTCGGATCCGCCACAGTGGCGGATTCCGCCTGCGTTGCCTTCTTCGTCGCCATTACACGCCCCTTCCAGACGGACCACGACGGCAGAACAAGATCACCGTCACGCTCTGAGAACCGGCACCACCGGAAGCCAGCGGCCGCATGTACCGGGCCGATTCGTAGATCTGCTTCAGCCCGGCCGCAGTCATCGAAGCGTTCCCGCCGAGCCCGTCGTGCAGGATCGCATAGGTCGTCCGGTCATTCGACCCGACGATCGAAACCGTCGCCGAGTCGAACGTGCCGGACACTTGGAACGATCGATCCGCGAAGTCGAGAAACTGAGAATCGACCTCCCCCGCGAAGGTGTCGGCATTGGTGACGTTCGTCCAAGTGAAAATGACCGAACGGTCACCCTCCACCAGGACTGTCGGCTTGATCGCTGCCATTCTTTGCCTCTACGTGATTGCGACGGTCTTGGCACCACGTGCCTCGGCCTCGCGGTCGTTTCGGATCTGAAGCGCCTGCTGCGCCAGCTTGACCTTGTCGCTGCTCAAGGCCTTGCGCTCCGCATGGTCACGGTCGCGCTGCTTGTCCTCTGCATCCACGCCGCGCATCAGCATGTCATGCTCGGCCTGCTGTCGACGCTCCTCGGCATCGGCCTGCAACTCTGCCGCAGTGCGCTGGTTCAGGCCCTGCTCCTTCAGTTGCGCGACCTGCATGGCAGTCTGCGCCTTCACCATCGTGTCTGGGGTCGGGGTTGGCTTCTGCTGCTGCATCTGCTCGCGCCGCTTCTTGATCTCATCCGGCTCGCGAAGTACGTCGTCCGGGGAAATGGAGTCGGCGGTCAGCGCCTTGCGAACCATCTTCTCGTCGTCAAACATGTAGGAGATCGCCGGGTTGGTCAGGGCAGCGAGCCACTTGACCATCGCCTGGTTCGCCAAATCGCGTTGCATGAGCGTCGTCGAACCGCGGGCGTCCACCTCGTAGTCACCCTTGATCTCTTCCTTCGGGTTGTACTGCATGTTCCAGTCGTAGTACCGCCGGAGGTGCGGCCGGGTGATGTCGTCGTCGTAGCGCTTCACCAGGCGCCGCAGGACCACGGTCGCAGAGTTCATCAGCATTTGCATGCTGCCAACCTGCGCGGGCGCATCGCCGCGCTCGCCGGCCATGATCATCGGGAAGGCGATCTCTTCGTCCGCGAACTTGAGCGCCAGTTCGATGATCTTCAGGAAGTGTTCCGTGTGCGGATCAATCGTGTACAGGCCGAAGGCCTTGGTCACGTCCGCCATCTCCGCTTCGCCGGTCAGGCCCCAGAGTTTCGTGCCGCCGCCGACCGTCCAATTCCCATCCTTCGGCTCGATGTGGTCCGACATCACGATCTGGGCGCCGGCTGACATCCCGGCGTTGTCCATGATCTGCCGAGTGGCGGCCGTCACCATGCGCTGCGCCGACTGCCGCAGAAGGTACGGAATGCCGTAGCCGAAGATCCGATTCTGCGCCGGCTCCCATACGAGCACGTCGTAGGGGAGGTCGCCGCTCTCGAGCGGGTTCAGGTACGCCTTGACCGGGCGATCGTTGATGATCACCAGGCACCCGCTGATCGACATCAGTGGGTCGACCTCGCCGACATCGCACCCGCACATCTCGAGCACTCGCGGGTCGATGTCCCCATGCCGCTCCCAAACCTCGTACTGCCGGTCCTGAGGAGGAACGTAGCCGTTCTCGTCGCGTCGCTCTCCCTGCTGCGAGGTGAGGTAACTACGCTGTGGGCCCTCGACCAAGCATTCTCGGATCGCGTCGGCGTTGTAGCCTGGGGCTCGCGCCAGTTGTCGCAGCTTCCGCTTCGAGATGAAGCGCCGCTCCCAGATCGCCTCGGCGTTGCGGATGTCATTGCCGCACGCCATGTCTGGGAAGAAGTCCTCCGGGTTCACGCGCTCAGTGACCGGGACCTTCGATTCATTGAACTGCAGGACGTGGACAACCCCGCTTGGCGTTTCGTGCCTCTTCCAGGATTTCTCCCGCCTCGCGCGGACAACGGGGCCCTTGACGATACCGGTCCCGTACAGCACGGCGTCATGAATCATGGACCGCGAGGTGCCGTTGAACGAGCACTCCGTGAGCTGGTCCTCGATCTCCCGCTCCATGGCCTTGGAGCGCTCTGTCGCCAGACGGGTCAACTCGTTGGCGTAGTCCCGCGCCTGCATTTGGCGCTGCCCGCTCTCCTCGCCATCATCGGGGACCATGATCGGCTCGCCCTGATGCACCAGCGGGGTGTCGTCGTTGGCCAGTTCCGCCAACTCTGGGACTGGCGTGGGCTTGATGCCCCAGTTCTTCTCGTCATGCGGGAAGAGCATGTCGGCCAGACGCGCCTCGGCGCTGTTGGCCTTGGGCCGGGTGATGTTCGGAGATACCCGGCTCTTGGTGATCGTCTCGTCGTCACGATTTGGCCGGCCGCCTCGCTCGCCGCGGGTGGCTATGGCCTGCATCATGTCACCGTCGAGGTTCGCCTCGTCCTTGCCGTGGTAGTACTGGATGTCAAGTGACCACTGCAATTCCACACCAGACGCGGCGCGGTCGCGGACGTACTCGTCGCGCTCCTTGACGTAGGCGTTGACGAGCGATCGCATCAACTCATCGTCGTATGCGCTCTCGTCATCTTCCCTCTCGGGAACGGCCTGTAGTTGGGTGGCAGCCATCGCGTGAGGCTGCCACATGTCCGCCCTTCAGGTCACCACTTGCTACTCCGAACAGCCCCGCAATTGGCCGGCAATCGGTCCGATTCCAACGCGAGACTCGCCATGAATGGCCCGGCCGCATTGGTCGTACAGGTCCGCAATCGCCTGCGCGTGCTTCTCCCCCAACGGGTCGTCCGCCGAGGCTATCGGCGGCAATTGAATCTTCTGCGTCCGAGCGAACTGATCCACCTCCGCGAGCGTCGGCGACCTCGGAATCAGCGCCCGCTGCGTCATCTGGCCCGCACCTCGGTGCCCCGCCAACGCATACGCCGCTGCGTCGCTCGCGTCCGACGATGACATCTTCCAGCCGGGTTGGCCGTAAATGTCCGCAATCGCCTGTTGGTCGTACTGGTCCTGAAGCACAAGGAATGCGATCTGTTGATCCTTCGGCATTGCGCTCCAAAGCTCCATCATTACGTCCGCCATTGTCGCGCCAGGGTTCGCCTGCTGCGCCTGCTTCATCTGCTGTTGGAACCAGTGCCAGACAGCGCTGTTCTGCGCCTGCCGATCGGCTGCGTCCGTTGCGCTCTGCTTCTTCTGCTCGGCCGATTTCGCCTGCTCGTCGAGCACTCGCATCCTGCGTTCCCATGGCATTTCCATCAGTCGCTCCAGTATGTCACCGCTCGAGTTTTGCCCCGATCTGCACGCAAGAGACCCTCACCTCTCGGCTCGGCGAAACCTTGCGCATGTTTATCGCCGTCGCTTCACCAACTACCTCGCATGCCCCCTTGTCTGGAAGGCCGTAGAGGTTGTGGAGAACCGGCGTGGCCGTTCCCATCCCCCCTATGTAGACCGTGAGGATCCAGGTGCCGATCAGCGTCGACATCAGTGCCCCACCACCAGCGCGCGATCAGGCGACAGGATCGCCGACTCCGGCTCCGCGGCCTTCAGCGGCTGGATTGTCGCCATCAGAAGCAGCGTCATGTGGGCCCGATGCGCGGCGTCGGTCATGATTTCAGATATCGTCAGGTCGTAACTGTCGCCGTGGTCGGAGAGCAGGCTCAGGTTGGACTTGATCAAGTCACGCATGTAGTCCCGGACCAACTCCTCGCGCAGAGTCAGGCCGCTCGAGACGATCCGGTCGCCGAGCTTGTTCGCCGCGTCCAGGTTGTCATCCACGTTGATGTTGCTGTTCGTGAGTTTCGATTCCATTTTCCCCTCAGTCCGCCACAGTGGCGGATCAGTACCCCACCAACGGGTCAAGAATGGTATTCGCCGCCACACGCTTCGGGCGGCCGGAAGGCATCAGCGCAGCACGCTTCAGCCCAGTCATGACGAGATACCGCAAGGCGTCCATCAGGTGGTCGTTGTCCTTCACGATCCGCCCCTTCTCGTCCCTCCGATAGACCCGGTACTCCATGAAAAAGTTCTGGCAGGACGCAAAGACTTTGATCCGCCCGGTCGAGATCCTCCCCCAGACGTTGTAGATCCCAGCCTCCACCGCGTTCTCGGCGTCGGTCAGGTGCAGCCCCTCCGCCCGCAGCATGCGCTTGACCAGCGAGCCGTCAACCTGCGACCCGCCGCCAGCAGGGTCGATCACGCCCGGGATCCATGGCCCTCTGGCTTTCACCGCGCTGGCAATGACCGGTGGCTCAGCGTTTGAGCGATACAGCTCCGAGTAGATGTACAGGGTGTCGTTCGCGAGATCCACCGCCCCCCACAGACCAGCCGTCCGCTTCCACCCAACGTCGAGCGCATACACCCGCGGCCAATGGTCAGGCACCTCGAAGTCCTTGACCTTGATATCGCTCTCGGCGATCGGGTAGATGACCCCCGATCCCAGCGTCGGGGTGCCGTTCTCGCGCGCCTCGCGCAGATGCGGCGGAGTCTCCGATCGCATCCTCTCCTTCGTGGCCTCGTCCAAGTGGGGGACGTGGTTCCAGCCGGCCTGGACCATCACACGACCATCGCGAACGGTCACCCCGTAGTCCTCGACGATCTTGGCGCCCTTGCCCATGTAGTGCTCCACGATGGCCGTCCGGCCTTTGAGTGGGGTGAAAGTCTCGATCAGCAGGCCGCCGGTCGTCATCAGGCGCAGCACCGCCTCGTTGCGAACATCCTCCGGCCCTTCCTCGTCCAGCCCCACGCCGTCCTTCGCCGTCCCCTGCCACGCGCGCCGGCCCTGGTCGTAGGATTTCATCCCGAGACGAGACATGCCGCCGCTCTTGTGGCGGATCAAGGCGTAGTCGATCGCGCGGCCCGTGTTAGGGCGCACCGTGGGCTGGCCGATGATCAGGTCGCCGGGGATCATCCCGGTGCCCCATTGACCTTGGTCGCCGAACATCGCGACCTGCAAGATGTCCCGGACCGTCTCGGAGGTGTCACCCCCCATCCACCAATCCACCGGCTTGTCGAAGCGGTGACCGCTCCACCAGTCGGGGTAGAGGCCGGTCAGGTGGAGCGTCGTCTCGTAGGCGTTGACAACGGTGTTGTGGTGGACGACCCCGGCGCAGAAGTAATTCCGGTGGGTCTCGACCTCGAAGTCGAACACTTCATGCGAGCCAATAGAGTAGACTGCGACCACCCGCACGCCCAAAGGAAGCCGCAATGGACATTGACCAAGTTCGATCTCTAGTGGCTCGCATGCCACACCGGCAAGCCGCCGAGATTCTTGGCGTGAGCATCCAGCGTCTGGCGACGTTCTGCTCAAAACACGGGATCCTTCGCCGGCCTCAGTCGAAGAAAACCCCGAGTTTCGACCCCGCGCTCCTGAAGAAGATGATCGAAGTGGATCTGCTAACCCAAGAGCAGGCCGCCGCCCAACTTGGCGTGAATCGGACAACGGTAGAGCAATGGTGCTGTCGGCTGAAATTACAGACCCAAAGGACTGGCCCTCGAGGAGGTGAACTCCACCCATCATGGACCGGAGGCGTGACCATTCGTCGGGGGTATCGATATCTCCACAGGCCCAATCACCCCAACGCGATAAAGCAGGGCTACGTCGCCGAGCACCGACTGGTGATGGAAGAAAAATTGGGCAGACTGCTGCTGCCCCGCGAGGTTGTCCATCACCGTAACGGGGATCCTTTGGACAATCGCCCGGAGAACCTTGAGTTGTTTCGTTCCAATGGCGAGCATCTACGGCACGAACTGACTGGCCGTATCCCCAACTGGACAGAATCGGGTCGTCAGGCAATCCTGATCGGCGTCGAGAAAGCTGTACGTAATCGCCGAGATGCAGCCATCCGTCGACGGTCAGGATCCGGTGACCCAGCGCAGCCTCAAACCACCGACCATTCGACAGATGCACCCGAAGGCACGGCTCCGGCTTCGGCTTGATGAACGGGGCAGAGGCGCGCGCCACAACGCGCTTCTCGCCATCCCACGCCATTACATCGAATGGGCGACCAGCGTCAACCAACCTGGCCAGAGGAATGTCGCCTTCAGGGGCCTCGATTGAGTTGACAATTGTGCAACATTTTCCAATCCTGTTGCCCGCAATGAAGGCTCGGGTCTTGAAGTCCCGCCCGGCGCTGAAGAACAGCATGTGCCGCGGATAGAGGTGCCGCGCATGCGCCCCATCCTCCGGGAACCAGACGAACAGCTTCTGCCGCGAGCGGCGATACTCAAGCTCCGCCAGAAGCTCGATCAGCGCTTCTTGTTCGTCCCTTGTGGTTGCTCCCATGGCCTCGTCTTCAGCATGTGATCGAGCAGCAGCGCCTCTTGCGCGCACTGCGTCCACACTGATCGTGCCACACCGCACCGGTCCGGTTCGCCAGGGCGGACAGCCGTCGAACGGATGATCCCGTCAGCAGCGAGCGCGACGGTCATGTAGCAGACGATGCCAGCGCGCAGCCACTCCTCGTCTTGGATGTCGTCGATCATCCCAGTGCTTTCAGGATCCGCACGGCGTTGTCTGAGAATTCCTTCAGCCCGATCGACCCGCCGTTCCACACCTTCCGGAACCCCTGAAGATCCCACTGGTCCGCGAGGATCGGGAGGCGGCCAGCGCCGGCCCACGACCAGAACCACGCCGCCACCATGGCCCCGGGGCGCGGCCGAGACACCTTGTCCGGATCCTCGACAAGGTCCAAGCGGAGCGCGAGCCCGGCACGAACGTATGCATCACGTCCGGTCAACTGCGGGAACCCACGGCCGCGGAACTTCCAGCCGTCGCCGCTCGCCTCGTCACCGTTGCCCATGCGGCCGGCGTACACGAGGTTGGCCAACTTCTCCGGGGCCATGGCGTAGTCGAGCGGATTCGCCCGGTGGCCGTCAGGCTGGCCCAGCGGGTGGAACCGGGTAGGCCACACCTCGGGCAGTCTCGCGGCCCGGTAGTACAGGCTCTCGGACAGCCTAGACAGCGCGCCCGTCTCAACTTGCCCCGTGGCGAGGAAGCACGCGATGCGCCGCGGCGTCGTGATCTGCGCCCACCCCATCGCGGCGTCAAGTGGGGAAGCCCAGTCGTCGGCCGCCTCCTGGCTGCACCGGACCAACTCGACCAGCAGGCTCGGGGTCAACATCATGTGCGTGGTCCGGCGTTGAACTGGCCGGATTATGCACGCCGTCCGCCACTGTGGCGGACTGTTCGCTAGGCATAGGGGGGACCATGGCCTCAGCCATGCGATAGGCCATATCCCTGACGTCCGCGATGATGTCGTCAGCCCAATCCGGAGTAGCCCGAACGGACATCCGCGCCCATGGAAGCAGGTCGCCCGCGTACCGCATCGCCCACTCCGCAACTCGCAGCGCTCGATCGGATCCAGCCTTCTCCTGCCACGCGGATAATTTTCGCCTCTCCTCGGCCAAGTCTTTCTCGACCCGGTCCAAGACCTCCTTGCGAACAAGATCAACTGGCCCACGACCAGGAATTACGAGGCAAGACGTGCCACATCCTTCGTTGCAAAGCCCCCCCACCATCACGCACAACTTGATCACCCCCGGCTCCATCACTTCTCCCCCTTCCCCGTCTTCGGCTTCACCTTCCCGGAGCATTCAGCGCATCGCCACTGCGGCATGCCGTTGCGCAGCACGACACGTTGCGTGCCCTTGGCCGTGCGGCATCGCGAGCAGATCGCTCCTGCTGTCGCGGTGAGGCGTGCTGCATCGATCTGCCATTGCCTCATGAGTCGTCCTTGAGGATGCCGCGCCAGCGGTCCTCGTGGACTTCACCGAACGCGGACTCGAAAACTGACAGCTCGGTGTATTTCCATGTTTTCCCTGTCCACCACATCTGGTCATTTGGCACCTGGCACAGCCAGCCAGCCCACCGCACTTCGTAAAAACCTGGCCGACCAGGCATCGGCGGCTGCTTCTTGGCTGAGAACCACGGAGTCCGTTTCATGTGCGCTCCAGCATGGTGACGGAGACGTAGTCCAGCGGCCCGCAGTCAGGGACGCATATATGCGCTGCCGAAAGTTCTATGTCGGTCACTTCGTCGAACTTGCACACCCGCACGCTGACCACGGGGTAGCGGTGGCGGGCGAGGGCCTTGGGCATCGTGACGGCGCTACGCCAGTGGAAGAGGGCGGCGTCTGCTTCTGGAAGATCGACACGGTAGGCCGATCGCGGGCGGGCCAAGATCCGCTGGCCGGGGACGCACCACACCTCCCTGCCGATCAGTACGTCGCCGGCCTGCCACTTGTCGCGTCGCTGCTGTGCCGTGACGATTGTTCCGTCTGGATCGATGCGCAGCACGCCGGTTGCAAGCGGCCGTATCAGGCACGTCGCGCCGTCCGCCCACGCGCGGGCCTCGGCGGCGGAGAGGTTGAGGCAGATCTTGCGGCTCATCGCGTAGGCGCCTTCCGTATCGGCCACCAGCCTGCGACCTCCCGCAGATCGACAGCCTTGCGCTTGTGGTAGATCACGATCCCCGATTCGCCTGACCACACGACCGTGACTTGCGTGGCAATGCAGTCGTCCAGGCGGGTGCCGTCTTTCATGAGCAGCGTCACACGCTGACCGGCACGCGGCAGTTTGGTGATCGGTCGGTGGCCGATCGTTTGAATGGCGGCCTTGCTCACGGTGTCACTCCCGGCATTTCCGGCATCGGCATCAGTGCGCCGCGCCGCGTGGTCCACTTCCGGCGCATGCCGACGATCAGGCGCGCGAGGCGGATGTCGCCCTTGTCGATCCAGTGATCGAGCACGTCTTCGCGGACGCCGCCGTACAGCCAGCCGCCGCACTCGTCCCACAGCCAGCCTCGCGCGACCATGCAGTGCGGGCAGGTCTTGTGGTTTTTGATGTTCCTGTTGTCGTCCAGGAACGTCTCGTTGTGATACCGCTCGCCAGCGCGGATCGTGCGTCTGCACTCGTTGCAGCGGTGCTCTTTGCGCGCCTTGACGTAGCGGCCTATGTCGATGTGGGTGACGGGACCGTCGCTATCGTCGATCATGCACATGGGTCCACCTCGATGCGGTGCCGGCGTGGGCAGTACCGGCACATGATGTCGTCAGGGGCGTGGTCCTCATCGCATCCGGGGACTGGTCGGTAACTCGCTTGGCACTCCGCATCCATCGCCGCGTTGTGCGCTGCGATCTTCGCGCGATCGGCCGCCAGTCGAACGGTGTTAGCCAGTGCCCCAACGAGCGCATCGCGGGCAACCTTCATGTCCTCAATGGCCGCTCGCCGCGATTCCTGCGTCGTGCGCAACTCATCCCGCAGCCGGGCGATCTCGGCGTCGCACTGGTATTCGATGATGCGTGCAGCGGTCGTTGCCAACGCTCGCCAGTCCGTGTTTTCAAACGTTGGGAATGCTTCCTGCTCCGGGTCTGCCAAGGAGTTCAGGCGACTCAGGAACGCCGTGACATCGTGCGGTTCGCAATGGTGTGGTGTGTCGCTCATCACTTGCCTCCTGCGATGGCGCCGCGCATTTCGTCTGCTACTGCGTCTAGCGTATCGTGTAGAGAAGCATCGACCATTGACCAGACGCGGCGGAGCGGAAGGTGTCCACGCGCCGGCAACTGTCGATAGCCCATGTATTTGCGCAATTCGCGGTATCGCTCTGCATCCGCCCGCAGGGCATCCCGCTCGGCCCGCAGCCGCACGCTCTCCGCGAGCAGCGCAGGGGCGTCGGCGATCAGGCGGGCATCGGCTGGTGACAAGACCCATGCGTAATGTATGGCGCTTCCGCGCATGAGCCTTGCACCCCATTGGACGATCGCCGGCGACGGCGGCAATGTTCTGTCCCACGGACCCGGCGTGTGTCCCTCGTACTTCGTCAGATCGCTCATGCCGTCCTCCACACCCGGCCGTCGTAGTAGATCAGGCCGCGCTTCTTGAGGGCTTGCAGCCGGCCGTCCAAGATGCGCGCGTCGTCCCTGCCGAGAAGTCGCGCGAGCCGCAAGATATCTCCTTCGACGTCATCCTCCGACCACAGTGCGGTGAAATTCATCGGCGTCTTGCGCAGCGCCTTGACGATCAGGCGGTCGAGAGTGTCGTATTGGCTCATTTCTCTTCCTCGAATTGGTGAACGCAAGGTAGGACCGGCACGGCCGGAGGAAGTTCCGCCACAGTGGCGGATCAGCCACGCTGCCCAGCACGCCAGACCCACGGCGGCGTCTGCTGACCGTTCGCCCAAATGCCCATGCGATCCTCTCGAGCGCGCCGCTCGATCGCCACGAGACCTGCGTCCCGGTTGTGCTGGCGGTACACCCACGCCCAGCCCGCGGCCACAAGAGCTCGGCCGGCGTTGACGTCGCCGCACATCACGACTGCGACGCTCCTGCCGTACCGGTCCACATCCATCACCTCGGCCCTGGCCCACTTCCCCGAGCAGATTGACACGAGCGCCGCCTTGGCCTGCACTCCGCCTTCCTGCGCCAGTTCCGGTGCGTCGATGTTCGCGATGCGGACGGTGCGCGCTCCGATCCTCAGGGTGTCGCCATCGTGGATTGACATGACGGGGCCTTCAACCCGATCTTTGGCGACGGCAGGCGGGCCCCAAAGCGCGGCGACAATGGCAGCCGCGGGGAAGACCCATCTCATCATCGTCACTCCGAGTCCGCCACTGTGGCGGACTGGCTTAGGCCGGACAAACCACAACATGTAGTAGGAGATCCGGTCGTAAAACGCACTTCCTCGGCACCAACCACTACATCTTGTGGTTGTCGGCATCTTCCGCAACCTCGACCGAATCGAATTCGGCATCGAAAATGATGACCAGGTCGCGCACGAACCGGTCCTCGGAGAACATCAGGACCGCCTCCTCAACCCGCTCCTCGTGCGTCTTCTCGATCATCGGGAACAGAACGCGCAGACGAAGTACTGCCCCGGGAACGCGATCGCCTCAATGGCGGTCTTGCGGCAAACGACGCAAACCATCCTCGTCATGGTGTACGGGGCCGGCGCGGACGGCGTCTCAGCCCCGTCCGCAGGCTCCGGCCACCCCTTCACATCCACGCTGTAGAGTGGCCTCGAGTCAGGCACCGTCCCGATCACTGGCGGCAGGTCCTTCTCCTTGATCCGCTCGTCAAGCAGGTCGATCTTGCGCTGAAGTCGATCCAGGTCGTTCATGCGCCCTCCCTCGCCCAAGCCTTGTAGTGGCTCACCACGTGAGCCAGCCTTGCCCTTGCCTCGTCGAGAAACCTTTCTGGGTCGTCCGTGACGTCGAAAGGGGCCTGGCCCAGAGCGATAGCCCAATCCCAGAACATCCGCCTGTCGAGTGCGATGGCGTCGTACTCCGACCTGAGCAGGTCGTGCATCTGCTCCCAGTGCGCGGCGTCATTCTGAGCCGCTTCGAAGGCTGTTTGCAGAGATGCCCTGGCGTCGAACTGGATGTGGTACTCCGTCTTCAGCCTGTCGCGGTCTCGAACTGTGCCAGCCAAGTCGTCGTACATGGCCTGGAGTTTCTTCTCGGCATCTTCATGCCGGTCCTTCGCGGCATTGAGATCGACCAGCCTGAGATCTGCGATCGCTTTCTGCCGCTCGGCCTCGTTTCGCCAAGTGACGAGGCGCGACGACAAGATCTTGATCTCTTCTTCGCCTTTCGCGAGGCTCGCTCTGGACTCTGCCAGTTCGGCGTGAACGACCTTGGTGTGGAGAGCGACGATGATCAAGGCCGCCGATACGGCGATCAGAACGAGCAGGGCGTAGAACGCCCACGGAGTGCTGAGGTAGGGATGCATGTCTTCACGTCTCCTGTTGGTCCGCGTGGCGCGGTGGAGGGTGTGACATGGTGGCGCTACGGGAGTTCCCTACGCCTTGCCGGAGAGGTCGATGCCGAGCGCCTTGGCCTTCGCCCGGATCTGCTCGACCAGCGCCGCCTCGGGGAGATCTCCGTATGGGCGACGCAGGTTCTGCCGATCTTCGACGTGGAGACCGTGGAGTTTGGTCTTCAACTCAACCGCCTTCATCACAGCCGACGGGTTGACGTTCTCGATCGCGAACGCCTTGGCCTCGTCGATCTCTGCGATCGCCTCCTTCAGGCCGTACTTGTACTCTTCCTGGGCCGCGGCAACGGCCTCAGCCTGGGCCTGCGCGACCATTGCGGCGATCTTGGGGTGCTTGGCCAGCACGCTCGCCTTCTCCCATACCATCTTGCGCTCGTAGGTCTGGGCCGCAGGAAAGGCCTTCAGGTAGGCCTCCGTCTGGTTGGCCCCGGCGATGAGGGCCAAAGCGAACTGCAGTTGAGCCGGGGTCAGCGGGCGAGTATCGGATGGCTTGTGGTACGGGGTCTTGTCGACCGGCTTCTTTCGGCCACCCTTGCCTGCCGCATCGATCAGGATCGACTTCGATGCCTTCGACCGCTCAGACATGGGACCACTTCCGGCCCGTCACAGCCTCGTGGACCGTGCTCTTCCCAACACGCCATTTCGCGGCCAGCCACCGGATAGTGATCCGCGTTCCATCGGGGAGGGTCCTGCCGTACTCCTTGCGCATTTGCCGCACCGCGTCTTCGTCGAGTTTCGCCTGCGCATTGCAGGACCCGCGGGTGCTCCGCTTCGCTGTGGTCGTCATTGTCATGGTCAGCCGGACGATTGCCGACATAGGTTCAGCCGTCGAGGGCCTTCCGCGCCGAGGCGGCAGCGTCATCCATCATCGCGTTCCACCGGTCTGCCGGGATCGCCGACAATCCTGCCGCCGTAGCTGCGCCACGCTCCGCGATGAAGCGCTCCCGCATGCGCTGCATGACAGCCGTGCCATGCTGGGTCAGGATCCCCGCCGCCAGGACGGCGTCGATCACCTCGAGGGTCTGATCGTTCACTTCGCGCTCCTCGATGACAACTCGCCCCGCAGGACGACCAGCGCCCGCAACGCGGTCGCGAACGCAGCCTGGACATCGGCCGGCGGGGCGGCACCGCTCGCCGCCGCAGCGCGGAACGTGGTCACCGCGCCGTAGTGCTCACGCAGCCTGGTCCTGACCCCGGAGGCTTCGGCTGGATCCATGATGCCAGCCCGCTCGAGATCTCGCACGGTGAGCGCGGCCGCCTCGATCATCCCGTAGGCCCGCACGACCTGGGCCTCCGGGGACTGCGGCATCTCGTCGTTGACGGTGCCGCAGCCCCCGATCGCCAGCCCGGCGAGGACCGCGAAGAACGCCCAGAGAAGGAATTGACGGGCCCTCACTGCTTGGGCTCCGCCTGGGCATCTGGCGTGGGCTGATTGAGCAACGCGGCCTTGATGCCATCGATGGAGGTCGGCAGGGCTCGCACGAATGCGACGACCAGCGTGGCTGCGATCCAGAACTTGTCACCCATGCTGGTGACCTTCTGGACAATCGCCGAGACGTCCCAGCCGAACAGCGCTGCGACGGCGGCCACGACGGTGCCGGCGGAGATGAGGAACGCAGTCAATGGGTTCACGTTGGTCCTTGAAGTTGCACGGAGCGGCCGAATTGTCCGCCTTGTCCGCCCTATCAGGCAAGAAAAAGGCAGGCCCGAGGGCCCGCCGAAACACCAAAGGAGACAACGATGGCCGCGAGGGGCGCGGCCGAGTGAATGGTCTCACATATCCGGCCGAGCGGATTCCGCGTCATGTAGTCATTCCCTTACACAATATTCCACGTATGGATGACATACAGACCGTTCCGACTTCGGTACAATTGGTTCTGCAGTGATCACCAACAGGAGAGACCAAGATGAGCAACACCAAGATTCGATTCCGTGTCTCGATCAGAGACGTCGATGGCACCGGCTATTCGAATTACAGAAGCCTCAGCCGCGCGGCCGCGCGGTTCGAAGCACTGGCCGGACATAGCGTCAAGGAGAGCTTCGATTTCATCCAAGGGGAGACTCCATATCCAGCGCCAGACCAACTCCTCTCCGTGAGGGGCGTGTCGAACTACGGGACGCAGGTGGTGATAAAGGCCCTCGACGAAGAAGGGCGATCGGAGCTGGCACGACTCGCCGCGCCGAGGCCGAAGAGACCCGTCGATATGTCCGACGCCGAATTGGTCGCGGCCGAGGAAGACCTCGCCGAATCCATCGACTGCGATCAGCGCCTGGGCGACGGCGAGCCGACCCCGAAGGCGATACTCGACGAGTACAACGCCCTGTGCGACGAGTGCCGCGCCCGCAACATCCCCGGCTTCAAGCCAGCGCCCTTCGAGTTCCCCACCACGGGGTGCAACCCCACGAACGCCCAGTTCGCCAACTGCGACCTGCCTTTCTGACCATCGCCCATGCCGCTGCCAGTCGGCGGCATCAACGAGCGCCAGCACCGACGCAGCGCCGACACAGGAGATCGACATGCGAATCAAACACACACCGCAGCGCACCGAAACCAAGCCTTTCTCCGGCCCAGTTCACGACCCGATCCGCGCAGAGCCGAGGGCGCACGGCGGGTGCACTTTGGTCCAGCATTGCAAGTGCGGCGCTTGGCGAGAGATCAACGCGAGCGCTGGGTATCGAGAGGTCGGGCGCTGGTTGCCTCCGCAGCCCCGTCCGTAGACCCGCCGCCACAGGAGTCATCATGTACCGCTACGCAAACTCACCACGGATTCGGTCCGCCGGGCTCGCTGCCTGCGGGATCGCCCTCGTGGCGGCCGGGATCGCCGGCTCGATCGTCTTCGCAACAATCATCATCATCGGGGGATGAAATGAGCATCGAAAGCGCATGCATTTTCGGGGTCAGGTCCCCGGTGGCCGGGCTGGTCGCGCGATTCCTGACCGCCACCGACGCCCTGTGCTTCGTGCAGCACGTGAACAGCACGTTCCGGATGGGATACGAGTGCTACGTGATCAGCACCGGCACGACATTCACCACCATCTCCGGGGCGTATGCCGACGAGATCGCCGGCAGGTTCGAGCGAGCCGCGGAAATCGCGGAGGCAGCAAAGCCTGGGGGGGGTTGACTAACTAATCCGAATTGGGTACAGTTCCTATGCGTCACCAACACAGGAGAGAGGCATGAACGTAGCCACCAAGCCCAGCGACACACTCCAGGCGCGTATTTTCGTCAGCGATGGGTCAACCTTCGTCATGGCGCAGTCCGATGAATTCCAGTCCTCATTCAAGGTCCGCAGCGCGGGAACCGCCGCTCAAGATCTACTTGATGAATCCAACCGACTGGAGTCTCACATTCGACTGTGCGCGAAGCGACTTGCCCGACTGCGCCTCATCGCAGCAAAACTGGAGGGATGACTATGTGGACCAACCAAGCCCGCAAGATGTACGACCGTCGCGCCGAGTTCAACGCCTCGACCTCGTCAGACGACCAAGAGCCGCGCCCGAGCGACAACAACCTCGAAGCGTGGGCCGTATTCCTGAAGACCTACCCGGACGTCGCTGACTGGATCTGGAGCAACTCGGCGCGGAACGATTTCGCCAAGTCGCTGTACGCGCAGGCGGTGTCGCGCGGCTTTCTGTCGGCCAAGCAAATCGACGCCGTGCGCGCCAACATCTCCCGAGGGTCAGCAATCCGCCACAGTGGCGGACTCGGACTTCAGAAACTGTTCACCGTCCTGCAGAAGCACTCGAAGTTCTACGCCGATCGGTTGACGATCACGCGCAAGAACGGCGACACCCTCTGCTGGGTGCTCTGGGACGAGACATGCGTCGGCAAGATCGAGCGCGGCACCGGGACCCTGTTCGCCAAGCGGGCCGGGCAGGATCTGCAGGAGATCCGCGCCCTGCTCGAGGAGTTCGAGGAGGACCCGCTGGCCGCAGCGGTGAAGTACGGGAAACTCACCGGCCGTTGTTGCTCATGCTCCCGCGAATTGACGGCAGATGGCAGCATCGAGGCAGGCATCGGCCCGATCTGCGCCCAGAAGTTCGGTTGACCGACTGCAAAGCCCCGCTCCGGCGGGGCAGGAGACCTCCATGACCAGCCCCTACGTCCTCTTCGTCGCCGCCGCCTTGGCCGCCGCCCCCGTCCTCACCATGGAACTGGACGAGAGCACGAACGCCATCCTGGCAGCGATCTGCCTTGCCTTCGGCTACGGAGGATTCGAGGCGCTCGCTTCGCGTAAGGCAAATTCCTACAACACGAAGTTGTGATACCTGACTTTTCAACTATTCCGATTCAGGTACAATTTGTTCTGTGGTTGCAGCGATTCAGAAACACCAACAGGAGAACACCATGTCCGCACTGAAGAAGCCCGCCCCCGTCTCTGGCTTCGACGTCGATCGCCTCGGCACCCTGCTCGCCAGCATCGCCGATCTCGAGAAGCAGGCCAACGCGATCAAGGGCCGGATCAAGGACCAGGTCGCCGTGAAGCTCGAGGGCGCGCTGTTCGAGGCGACCGTCGTCCGCTCCGAGCGCCTGACCGTCAACCGCGATGCAGTCGAGGCCATCCTCGGTGACCGCATGGCCGAAGTCCTGAAGTCGACCGAAGTCGTGGCAGTGAAGGTCGTCTCCCGCAAGGCCTGATCCACACCGGTCCGCCACAGTGGCGGACCAACCCACCAGACTGGAGAGCACCATGGGCTACAAATACTTCAACGATCCCGGCCACGGCTGGGTCAAGGTCCCCGCTGCCGAGATCCTCGGCCTGGGCATCGCCGACAAGATCAGCAGCTACTCGTACGTCTCTCCGTCAGGCAAGTTCGCCTACCTCGAAGAGGACCGAGACATGCAGGTCTGGTGGAACGCGAAGCGCGACCGCGGCGACGAGTGGAGCGTCGACAGCGTCAACAGCAAGGGCCCGTCTTCCATCCGCAACTACCCGCACTACTCGCCTCCGAAGCTGATTGCCTGATCCATGCCTACTGCCCGGCGTGCCGCGGCAGTGGGGATTGACCCGGAACCACCACAGGAGATTGCCATGACCCAGAAAACCGCCGCCGAACTGGCCGAGGAATTCAAGGCCGCCGGCTTCCAGATTCTCAAGACCCAGAAGGTGCGCGCGATCAGCGCCATCGCCCGCGACATCAAGCGGGAGTGGAAGAACGTCTACTTCGGCGCCGTGCCATACCTCGATGCCATGATGTCGTTGGAAACGATCGCCGACAACTATGGATACGACGACGCGAAGTCGATCATCGCGTACTTCCTGTCCAACGCCACCGGCTTCCGCGGCCCGGCCGCGCGCCTCCTCAAGGCCGAACTCAAAACCATCGCGGGGATCAAGTGAGCGCCCCCTGGGTCAAGGTCTCGGACAGCCTACCGCGTTTCAAGAGGCCGGAATGGAAAAACGGCCCATCGGAAACGGACGAAGTGCTCGTGGCCATGCGAGATGGCTTCTTCAAGATCGCGATCTGCGTGCGGTGGCCAGAAAGCCCGGCTCTGTGGAAGGAAACTCAGGAACACATGGACATCACCAAAAGCGTCACCCACTGGCAGTACATCACCACTCCGGAGAAGTTATGAAGACCAAGATCAACAGCGGACGCCTCACCACCATCGACGGGAAGAAATTCGACGTGGAACTGTTCGTCGACGTCCGGGAGTTGATGGCCCGCCTGGCCATGCGCGCGATCGCGCAAGGGAAAGGTCGAGCCGCCCTCGTGCACGGGGAAGTCGTGGTCACCGTCAACGAAGTGCGAAAGTCCAGTTGACGTACAGATCCGATTGCGGTATAGTAAAACCTCATCAACAGGAGATCGCCATGGAACTGAAACGAGATCGCGACGGACTCGAGGCACTCGACAAGATCGTCCTCGACCCGCAGCACACGAACAGCGACGGCACTGTCGGCACACTCACCCTGCGGATCACAACCAGCAAGGCCTCGCGCGGCGGCATCGGCACCGCGGCGGTCTGTGTGCTCTACGTCGGCCCGGGAGAGAACTTCCAGTTCCGATACCCAGCGGACTTCATGGCTCAGGTTGCCGTTGACCGAAACGCCAGAGCGACGAAGAAGAACATCATCACCCAACAGTCCGCCGCGATGGCCAACATCGCGGGAGGTTCTCCAGAAGGCCCGCGACTTCTACAAGATCCCGGCGCCGAAGCCGGTGCCGTTCACCGGCCAGGACCCACAGGCCATGACCGACAAGGACGTGGCCGACTGGGAAGCCAGCTACCGGGCCTTCGCGGACTGACCATGCGAGACCTCGTCTCCACCATCATCATCATCGCCGCCATGGGGGCGGCTTTTGCCATGGGCTATCGCGCAGGCGCCGGCCCTCAACCAGTGCCGGTGCAGTTGCCGGTCAACACAGGATGGGTCGAAGCGTGAAATCAATGGGAGTCACCGAGTTCGCGGCCAAGCTGGGCGTCTCAACGCGCCGGGCTCGCGCACTCTGCCAGCAAGGGCGCGTACGAGGCGCCCATCAGTCAGGCGGGATCTGGATCATCCCGCCCGATGCCGTGCTGACACCAGGGCGGAGCGGACCTGAGATGCGCATCGCGAGAGCGCGGTCCGATCAGCGGTAGCGTGGCGACGTGGGGCATTCTCGACCGGAGCGGCCGTCGTCACGATCCACCACAGGACGGCGATCCGCAGCCCCACCTCGAAGGTCGTCGTCCTGTATCCCCTCGCCGTCTTTTGGCGGTTTTTCAGCAGCGCTTCGATATTCGCGCTCGTGCACCCCACCACTTCTGCGATCGACCCCGCGGTCCAACCAGATCCCTTGATCGCGGACACGCAGTCGGACAGCTTTGACCCGGACCAGGCGGCGAATCCTTCCGGGAAGATCACCTTCCCGTCCACCCGACCGAGGCAAGCCTCAATCATCTGACACTGTCGCAGGTAAGCGGATTGGTCGTAACCAACAGCCACTGGTTCGATACCAGGAAGCTCCAGGTTCTCACGACTCCTCGCAACCATAACTCTTCCCTCTCGGTTCTTGATAGGACCGGATACGACCGGCCGTCGACTACGTCGTGACACTTCATGCAGCCGGCAGCGAAAACGTCGTCCGCCTTCAGGCCAACCCCTTTCCCGATCCACTGCCAATTTCCGTGGCATGGGATCAACCCGCCGGGAACGATGCCCATGCACCCGGGAGCGCGAATGGTGCAACTTTGCATTTCATGCGCCAGGTCGAGCATGCGGCGGTTTCGCATATTCATCCTCCACGCTCCAGCTTCACCCCGCGCTCGACCGCCACGGCGTGCAGAAACTCCAGCCACTCGCTGAATTCCTTCTTGGAGAACCGCGATGTGCGCTGGCCGAGCAGGACCATGCCGCCACCGTAGAGCCCTGGCGCAACCCGAGGTTGGTACGTCTCGGCCCGGAACGCCGCGGTCAGGATGTCTTTCCACTCCTCCGCCGTCAGCGCTTCCTGAGCCCCGTTGACCGGCCAGGACAGTTGCCGCGAGAACGCCTCGAGGATTGGCCACTGGGCGGCATTCTGGTCGAGCGTGCGCTTCGGCGGGCCGACTTCCACGACGGAGTCCGCCTCCGCCTCGTCGACAACGAAGCCAGCGCAGCGCATGCGGATCTCGCGATCACGAAGGACGAACGTGCGCTTCACATCACCTCCTCGACCTTGATCCCAAGCACGGCACGCATCAGCTTCACCTTGAGCCGGTACACTGGCAACTTGCGTGTGGCCACCGACTTCACGTCCTCCACCCGCAGCACGCCAGCGTCGTCCCTGTAGGCGAAGTCGGCCTCGTATGTGCAGATCTTCTGCCCGTTGACCTCGATCGCGAACCGCGGCTGATGCTGCAGATTGGTGATCGTGCCAACCTCCTCGGCCATCCTCAGCAGCAGCCAGCGGCCGTATTCCTTCTTCGAGTCGAACGTCTTCCCGTCCGCTTCGACCTTGTGGTTCCCGTACTTCGAGCGCTTCGGCTCGGGCACTGGCTTGGCCGCGCGCTCCATGAAAGACTGCAGTTGTTCCTCAGTCCAACGCAGCCCGCTCATGCGATGACCCACGCAGTGACCTGCTTCGCCCTTGCTGCGATCCGCCTCGCGAGCCCCTCTTCCTCGAGATAGTTCAGGATCCTGACCGCCTCATGCCTGGTTCTGGAAAGCAACGCCGCAACGTCATCTGCGGTGACCTTGGACCGCCGCTCGCGCAGCGTGCCGACCAGCCCCGCAACGTCTGCAGGACGGTCCCCAAACGAGATCAACGAAGAAGCCTCGGAAATTCGGCGGATCACGTCCATCTGCTGCTCGACGGTGGCCTGGTCTCGGACGAGATACCCAACGCCATACCGCATGCACTGCGCCACGTTTCCTCTCCGGCCGCCTGCTCGTGTCTGGATGCATTGGGCAAAGTTCATCGGAACCTCCACGCGATTGACAGGATCGCCGTCGTTGGGTTGCCATACAGCGGCGGGACTACGGAGAGCATAGGCTGCACCATGCCGATATCCGCAACCACCGAAACGGCAGGAACGAGAACTGCTCCGTGTTCGTAGCCAGACGCGAGGATCAGAGATCCTCCCGCCCGCACTTGGCCGATTCGCACGGGCGTCCATCGCCCTGCAACATAGACCGACCCATGCCCAAGAGAGTTCCGCGTAATCGCCACGCCGGCGGCCAAGCGATCGTCGTACTCATGCGCCCACCCCAGCGTCGGGTGCGCCTCGTGGTGGACGCCGTGAGAGTGACGAGACACCGCCCCGCCAATGATCAAGTCACCAGCCATCGCGTTTCCGGCCAACAGCATCAGGAGGGCCCGGATCATCTCTTCGTCCTCTTGCTGGCCACCACGGCCAACGCGCGCCGCGCGGTCGCCTCGGCATCAGCACGGCGCTTTGTGGCTGCGGCGTGGTTCTCCGCCACCCACGCCCGCACCCGCTCCGTCAGGTCGATCCCTCCGGCCATGCACTCGATCTCGCGCACCGTGGGTTCTGCCACCCCCACCACCTCCGCCACTGTGGCGGATCTCGGATGCTGCCCGGGATCCTCTCGGAACAGTACAACCCGATCTCCGACAATCCGCCGCGTCACCCCGGGGCGTGGGGCGGCGCCGATGTTCAGGCTGTATGCGTACCGAATATCCGGTATCGGATTTGCTTCGCGCATAGCGATCTCCTTCGATGCATTGTTTCCCACCAGAGGCCCCCTACCCCAACGCCGGGTCAGGGCGGATGGGTTTGGAGGCTTGGCGCCACCCCCTCGCGGGGCGCTGCATGGGACAGATCTCGTCTGTCACCCCTGGGCGTGCAGCTACGGCCAGCCCGACGGATTTTTGCGGAATTGCACCGCCGGCCCACCATGGCCGGCCACCGTCTGCCGATTGGACGCAGCCCTTGCGGCTGGGCATGTGATCTCACGCGCGTCCCGCGGACACCCCGGAAATGAGAACGCCCCGGTGTACTCAGGTGGGCGGTCTCCTTGACGGGGAGAACGTCTCTGTGCCGGAAATGCCGACGCGCGAAGGCAAACAGCACAGTGGCGGTCTTCCGCCCACCTGAGCGCACTGGGGCGCTGCGCGTCTGATTTCTGCACAAACCGCCGGGCGTCACCCCGACAGCGACGAAAATCTACACCGACTGCATCAGATTGACAAGTGCTCTCACCCCCATTCTGCGGTGCATGTCGTTCGCATCCTCGCCCTCAAGCGGGGACATCACCCACGGCCGGCCGATTTTCTCTGCCGCTTCCTGCCCGCGCCGGCTCTCGTCATGATCGGCGAAGACCTTGGCGTCGCTGAAGTATGGCGCTACGTGCTCCATGTTGCCGGCAGAGAAGCAGACGATGACCTGCGTCGGCAGCATCATCGACTCTGCGGCCGCGCGAATCGACAGGCCCGTGGCGTAGCCTTCGCACAACCACTTCGATCGCACCGCCTTGCGGGGGCCCATGACGTGAACAGCGCCCTTGGCACGACCGCCCGGGAGGAACTTCTTGCCCCCGTCCTTGGCGATCCGCTGGACGTTGATCAGGTCGTCTGTCCGATGGTCCCGCATCGGGACGAGAAGAACATCGTCAAGGACGAACCCTGTAGCCTTCTGGAGGCCCTTGGCGACGAGATAGGCGTGCCCGGCCAGTTCGGCCTCTCCCATCATCCTGCGCGCCTCAGCGGCCGCCTGAGCGTGCTGGCGGGCCATTTTCTCGGCCTTCGCCCGCCGCTCCGCCACTGTGGCGGACCAGTCTGCCGGCGCGGCATCCTGGCCCTTCCACATCACGGGGGAATCCATGGTCGCCCAGTTCTGCGCCCAGCCAATGTTTCGTTCGAGCTTGTAGGCCCCGTTCCGGCGGTGCGCGTGATCTGCGGTCGGGACCCGGTGCCACGCGCCGTCTGCAATGAGTCGATCGATGATCAGGCCATGCGCGAGCGCGAACGATCGGAAGTCGCTCATGCCGCCCTCCGCGCTTTGCCGCGCGCCCAGCGGATTACGGCGGACTTGATATACGAGTAGATGGCCGGATCAGGATGCGCTGCCGCGTGCGCCATCGAGTAGTCGCGAGGTGGCCAGTCGCCATAGATCGAGTGGTACTGCGCCTTTGCGAACCGCTCGGCCGATGACACGTCACCACGCTTCCAGTCGAGAGCCACCGCAGCGATCTCCTTCCAGGCGTAGAACTTGTTCTCCTGCCATGCGTGTTTGTTCTTCCGCTGGCCGATGTCCAGTTCGACCATGGTGCCGGCGACGTTCTCCACCATCGACAGCCGGGCCGGGCGCTCCCATCCGCAGGACGGGCACACTTTCGCCCCGCCAAGAGCATAGTGGCACGACGGGCAGGCGAACATCTCCCGCTCTTCCTCGGTCGGCTCCTTGCGCTCCTTGGCGTCGAGAGACTCCCCGGACAACTCCTGCACGCCATGGGCGAACAGATCGATGGTGTCGTCGAAGAACCGGGCGAAATTGCCTGAGTGATCAAGCCACAGGGCGTACTCCTTGCCTTCGTGGGGCCGCATCACCCGGCCCAACTGCTGGATGTGCGACGAGAACGACTTCCGGTAGGGGTGCGCGTCCACCCCACAGAGAATGTGCGTGGCATCGAACCCCTTGCCCAGCGCCACGCAGGAAATGAGCCCGACGATGTCACTGCCCGGGGCCTTGAAGTCCGCGATCAGTTGCGCGTTCTCTTCGTCCTTGTTGCGGTAGGACACCACCTGAAAGTTGTGGCCGGCAGCCTGAAACTGCCGCGCCAGTTCGATGCAATGATCCACCGTCGCGCCGAATACGATCGACGGAACCGGCCCGCCGAAGTGTTCCTGCGTCTTCGCAACCCACTCGGCAACCACGTCACCGACAATGGCCATTCCGCGCTCGGTCAGGGCCGCCTCGGTCCACTCACCGGTCGATGACACCTTGGCGCCGCGCATGTCGGCGGCAACCGCCAGATAGGGTCGGATCGGGGCGAGGTGTCCTTCCTCCACCAGTTGATCTGTCGTGGTGCAACTCACCACTTTGCTGAACAGGTCGCCGAGTCCCTTGGTGAAAGGCGTGGCGGTCAGGCCGACCACGAACACGTCAGGGTGCTCGCGCATGAATTCCGCAGTCGCCTTGAACGTGGTGTGGCAGTTGTGGACTAGCCTCCCATCAGCGAAGTAAGAAGGGTGCCCGGAGACGTGCAGGTTGTAGACAACCGCATCGCTTCCGCATTCTTCACGCGAAACACTGACCACCCTCTGGAACCAAGAAAGGCCGTCTTCCTCGCGTCCGCCTCCCGAACCTTCGTCGAATAGTGACTCCCCCCGTCTACCTCGATCGCCACCATCATTGATGGACTCGCCAAGTCGATCTTGTAGTGCGACGGAAGCCCGCCCGCCCTCCTCTGCCCGGTCGGGACAATGAATTCTGCGCTCCAACCTTCCCCAAGAATCTGCAACAGCCGTTGCTGAGGAACGGAGAGAGGACTCCCATTCCCACCATGCACCTTTGGCTTGTGCCCAATCTTCCTCAACGTCGTCGACATCTTCTGACGAACTTCTTGAGAGTGCATTGGGTTTTTCAATTTCTTGGCACAACTTTTGGAGCAGGTCACGCGCGCGACCCACACCACTCTTGATTCCGCCTGAACTGTTCCCCTGTGGTTTGGCCTGAACTGCGGCCTGTAAAGCACGCCACATTGCGGGCAAATCTTCGACTCTCGCAACGCGGTGACCTGCCAACTCTCTCGCGGCGACCCATCCTCCATCCGTGAAGAACGGGTGCGAACCTGTGCAAACTGTTTCATGTCCATCCTCGAATGCGACGCGAACCATATCCCGTCGGCCTATGGGGGCGGCTACCGTTCCGCGAACAATCCCGCGTCCAACAGCGGTAAGAACGGCGTCTCCTGGCCTCACAGATTCTATAGCAACACCCCCGTCCGGGGTCATCACCTTCGTTCCAGCGACAAAGCACTCGTCCACAACCAGAAGATCAACCTGCTCCGGCCACCCGCGCCGGGCAACGGTCTGCGGGCTCGCCACCTGGATGTACTCGTACCCGCGAGCGCGCCAGTGGTTGCCCTGGATCACCCCGTGTGGGATTCCGTACCGGTCGAGCGTTGCGCTGGTCTGGTCGATCAGGGAGATGCGATCGGCCATGAAGACGCCACGCCTCTTCCGTGACCAGCAGTTGTGCAGGAAGTGCGAGGCAACGACCGTTTTCCCTGCCCCGGTGGGCAGGTACAGCAGTTGATGCTTATCCGTGGGCGCGTTTGCCCGAAGCGTCGCTACGGCCTCTTCCTGATACGGTCTGAGTTCGACCATTCTGTCTTTCCTTCCTCTGAGCGTTCTTCAACTCCGTCGTGAGACGCGCAACCCGGTCCATAAGTTCATCTCGCGCCGCTTTGAGCGCACGATTTTCTGCGCGCAGGCGCTGCATCTCCTCGAACTGCTCATTGTCCTCGAACGCCTTCGCGCTCGCCGCGAGATCGGTCATGTCGGCCAGATGGTCCTGACACTCCTGATACTTGATGAGCAACTCCTCGTATTCCGGTCCGAGTGGGGACTTTTCCTTCGAGGGTGGCGCGAACGGGGCCTCAGCTTCACGCACTCCAACCTCGCCTTGGAGCACCTTGTCGGCCATCCCCTCACGCACCAAGCGCTGCGCTCGCTCCATGGTCCGCTTGCCGACGTCGGCAGCTTCCGCCAACTCCTCGACCGTGGCGGGATTTCGGTCCGCCACAGTGGCGGACTTGGAAGTGATTGATTTTCCAGACTTCTCTGATCCGCCACTGTGGCGGACTGGTTCCGTCATGCCGGTAATTTCCGCGACCTTGACGATGGCAACCGCGATCTGGGTCTTGTTCTGGTGCCGGCGGCGCGCGTTCTTCGATATGACCCAAAGTCCCGGCCTTTTGTCGGCGAAGTCCTCAAACCATGGCTCGACTCCAACCTCACGGCACGCCAGATACCGGTGCCACCCGTCAAGGATCATCCCCTCGTACATCGTGATCGGCTCCAGAAGGCCCTGGCTCTCTATGTCCGATGCCAGCGCTTTCAGTTCCGCGGGCGTCATGT